AGAAGCTCAACCAAGTATGTAACTGGCTGAGCTTCTTGATTTTAGGCTTTGAGCCACAAAGGGGGCTCGAACCCCTGACCTTTTCGTTACGAATGAAATTGAATATTTATGTAAATACTCAGATATACAGTATGTTGCAGTGGACTAAATTTTGTAAAATCAAAAATAAGTCAAAAATACTGGTTTTTACGCCCGATTCGGCAAAAATAATCTTTATATCTTTGTCTCCGTATCAGTGAGGACGATACAAAGAACGACATAACGGCGACATGAAACCTCGCCGGAAATTGAAGAATCTGCATAGTCCTCACCATAGATGCAGGTTCTTCTTTTTTATCGCCCTAAGCGAACGAACTGCGGACGGGATAGGAGAGAAGAACCAATAGAGACGGAAGTCTCAACCTCTATGCGCGGCGCGTAGCGAATCACAAGCAAGGCAGTAGGCGCATAGTTGCAACACCGGAGTACTACGGGCAGCGTGTCATATACCGGGCGCATTGGGCGAAAGGAGGAAGCGCGACACGGACGGATGAATCGTCAAAGCCTCCAAGCGGGAGTTATCATCGACACCCCGCCCGGCATACCATACGGCTTTATACCGATAAGGTTTGACGGCAGTCCGCGAGGTTTCCACAACCTAATAGGCGGACTATGCTCAGCCCCTCCAGCATTACCCGATATGGTTTAATTATTAGGAATATGAATATAACAAATTACATAAGAAAACAACAAGGTAAAAAGCCGATTAAAAAATCATCGGTCTACACAGTGATAGATGATTTCAAACTATCCAAACGAGCAAAGAAAAATGCGCAAGTCCATCCCTACAATTCTTTGAGCGAAGAACACCGCGAGTGGATTCTCGAAAATGCCATTCGTATGATTGAACACCCAACCGAGGCCGAAATCGCTTTTGAGCAAACTCTTGTCCGTTTTGGCATAGATTATGAAAAACAGACTTTCTTTAGAATAAATGGCAAAGACTACTTTTTGGACTTTTATCTACCCAATTTAAAAATTGCGATTGAGATAGACGGTTCTATCCATCGCACTCAAAAAACTTACGATAAGTTCCGTGATAAGGAATTTGCTCGCATAGGCATTAGAACGATAAGGATTCACAACAGCAAAGCATACCTATCAGATATTTTGAATACGATTGAGACTAAACACAAAGTTCGCTTGCGATAACAAACAGCGGGCAGCCGATTAACTTTGGCTGTCCGTCCGCTTTATCCACCCCTCCACAGCATCAATCCTTGCGACAGCATGTGCATCCTCACAGCGGCTTTTGGCTTCGGAGAGTAATCGCAGGGCATCCTCAACGGATTTGCAGGAGAATGGCTTTCTCGGAGGACATTTCCGATAATCACCCATCGCTTTCTTGGCATATTCAAGCGAATAGCCTTTGTCACGGAGAAGATGCTTTATCAACTTGCACATCTCCACATCCTCCGGACGATACTTGCGGGTTCCTCCGGGTGTTCTGAACGGATCCAGTTGCTCAAAGGTATCTTCCCAGAAGCGCAGGGTCGAAACGGGAATATCGAGTATGGCAGAAACCTCGCCGATCTTGTAGTAGGATTTTGTTGCGGGCATTAGTTATCTTTTATTTAAAACTTTTTCTGCCGACATGCCGTCGGATTTTATCACAACCCTGTCATTAGATGTGGCGGGATTAATTTTTTGCCCGTTTAGATTATAATAAGTCTCGGCTTTTGGGGATTCGGCTGTTGAAACAGTATTGATGCCACCCGTGATAGCATCATACAAAGAAATGGACACAATGTTGTAATAACTTCCGATAAAATCAGATGAAAGTTCGTAAGGAATAAATATCACCTTGTTCCATGGGCTGTACACAATCTTGTCAAATTCTATATTTCCCGATGAGTATTGTAGCTGCGTGGACACGCTATTGTTCAATTCGTCTATTTTTGTAATTCCGTAAGCCCCGCAGATGCCAATGTTTGTCTTTTCCCCACCGAAATAAATCGTCACAAACCTTCCTTCTATCAACCACGTGGCACACATAACCCCTTTGTCGTTTATATAGCTGTAGGACCATGTTGGCACAACAAAGTCGGGGCTCCAGTATGAAGGCTGTCTCGCCTGTGTAAACGAAACTTCCATGTCGGTCGCGTTGTAGAAGGTCTGAGCGTTGGTCGACAGGCTATACGCCAGAGACAATAGGAATAAAAGTTTTTTCATTTTCGTTGCAGGTTTTAGTTGTTATTCGTTTTTCTTTCGCTTCGCTCATGGGGCGGTTAGTCAAGTAATGCAACCCGTTTGCTCCGATGCTTATTTATGATATTGATGTTGTCAATACCCAATGGCTCCGAATTGTGCATTATCGCGGTGTAATAATCATCGCATATTTTGTGATTATCTTCCGAGAAAACATTGCGTACAACACCACTAAATGCAGGACTAAACAGTTGGTCGGCACTCAATTCTATGCCTTCAACGCATAATCCGATAATCGGAGCGATTATTTCCTTGTCCTTATTGGAATCTAATAGGCAGGTTATTGCGGATGCTGAAACCATATAGCATGTGCAATAGTGTTGAGCCTTTATGTCTATCGGAGCTTTCCTATTGTAAAGGGTCTGAATGTATTCTATCATCGCCACCGATAAGCGATTTATACCACTGCTATAATCTTCTGAAGATTGACCAATAGCTTCAATCCTCTTTCTTTCATTTTGCAGTTGGAACATCATATTAGCAATCCTTTTCTCCGCCTTAAAGACACGCTTCTCCATGCCGATTGCGTTGTAAATCTGCCAGCCAATAAGAACCGTAACCAATAAAGCAAATGTAGCCACTATTGTACCTTGATAATCTAACCTCGTGGGATTTGCAATATCAACCGTCCTCGGCAGAGAAATCATCAAAGCGGTAAACGCCATTCCCATCGTGAGTATGACACATATCCAAAATATGCTCCTTTCGTTGTGGCTCATTTCTGTCCCATCAAATAGTCGTTCATCTTGCGCTCACGTTCAAGCGAGGCGTTAAGCTCCTCAATACGCTTGTCCTTTTCTTCGAGTTCGCACTGTTTCGCGTGCAATTCTTTCTCTAACGACTTAATGCGTTCTTGCAAAAGCAATATCTGAGTCTTAGCATCGCCAATGTTCGTAATATCGCGCATAGCAAACTGCGAATGACCTCCGAGTTTTAAATCTAAGTCAATATCAACGGAAGCCTGCGGGTTCAGCATTTCTCCATCTCCCGTCTTCAACCATTCCATATTGAGTTGAGGGTAATGCTTACGGATTTTCTCCAAAGTGCGCTGACGGCTATTGTCGGTCATTTTATTAACCGTCCCTTGTGCCATACCACACTCATTTTCAAAGGCTAAAACTGATAAGTCCAGCGATGTGATGAACTGTTTTAATCTATCTTGCAAAGTGTTCATATCTTAATAAATGTTAAATATCCAAAGAGAATTTGGAGTATTTGGATTTTGATATTAGCTTTGCAGTGTCTTTCGGAAAGAGAGGCGAAAGGCAATAACAAAGGAGGACAGCGCTGACCACGCTATCTGTCATATTCTCAACTGCAAAGTTAGCGGTTCTCCTTTGATTTGCCAAACTTTTAGAAAGAAAAATCAATAACGCAACTTTAGGAAAGAAGAATGGCAAAACTAAGCAAAGACAAAGTTAAGGCGATGCTCGCGAGCGACATGATTGTCGTACCCTGCGACAATGCTCCCGAAGTGGACTCCGCTTTTGAGACCGCGAAGCAGGCGCGCTCCGAGATGGGCGAGCGAGGCGCATCGGTAAAAATTTCAAAATCCAATGTCACCCTTACCGTAGTGGTGAGGACGGGAGTATGACCGACCGCAAGAAACTCGTCTACGGACACAAACCGACTCGCGACAAATACATACGCGAATATCAAGATAAAGGTTGGAGACTCCGTATGACACAGACTGACTACTGGAAGAACGGCAAGGTGGTGTATATCGCGGAACTTGAAAAATAAACAATGAAACAATTCCTTGACATAATTGACCCCGAACAGCTTGGCTTACTGAGCATGGCTTTTCGCAAGATGGGTATTACGTTCAGCAAGGCTGTGTCGGCGAAGATTGTCGGGGGCGAATATAGACTTGAAAAACTTGTCAGCGAGGGCAAAATCCGCATGGAAAAGCCCACAGCCAAGCAAAACGGCAAATGGTTCTGTGACGGAGGTGATGTGATAAGCAACCTGAAATTCTAAAAGCCAGCAGACGCTTAAAGTCTACAAAAGAACCCCCTGACCTGACAGGGCAGACAAACAGGTTGCGACAGACCCTCTCGCCGGGCAAAGCGTAAAACGGCAGGCGCGGACGATGCCGGTTGATTGTTGGCCGGAAACATAATCGAAAGCGACAAAATACCCGAACAAGCAGAAGCGTAGACTTGTCCGCCGAGAGCATAGGGGAGCAAGACAGCACGGAGTAGCTACCGTGCATACAACTGACGATAAAATGACGGCAACGGTGAGGTACAGCCATTCGGCAGACAACATGACAACGAGAAACAAACTCTAAATAACGGAAGCCCCGTAGCTCAATGGCAGAGCAGCATGTCCGTTTCCCGATAATGGACATGCCGATGCAGGTTCAACCCCTGCCGTGTGGCACAATGTGAATTACCATATAGTGTATAGTGTTTTTGATAAATTTTTCTTACGTACATGCCGTCTGCGAAGATGGCTCAGGCAGTAAACACAGGAGAGAGTGGCACCCTTTTAAGGTGCTTGTGGTTAGGGTTGCGTGCCCCATGGAGCGACTGCGATAACTCATTAGTCCTATGGGCGGCAAAATAGGGGCTGTATAACGAAAGTGCCGCCAAAACCAACCATATATTTTAACTTGACTTTTCCCGGTGGTGTGTGAACATCGCCGGATTCTTTTTTTGAAAACCAACTAAACTTTACGATATGAAATCATTACTGAATTGGCGGCAAGGGGTGCTTTACACACTCTTTGTCGTAGCCTTTTTCGCCGCGATACTGATTTTTGGCGACGATGAGCGACCATTAGGCGCATGGATAGAAGTGCGTGTTTACCTTTTTGCAATCGCCTCCGGCTGTTTTTACGCCTTGTGTCGCTTAGCAAAGAAGTGGGAACGCGAAGGTAAAATCAAATCACCAACAATCAAATAAATCAATTTATGGAAATCAAGACAAAATTCAATCTCGGTGACACCCTGTGGAAAATCCACAACAGCAAAGCCGTATCTTTTAAAATCGGCTGCATTTTTTATGACGGCGCGACATATTACGGAGAAACGCGCTATGACATGATAATCGAGTCCGAATGTTTCCCGACAAAGGAGGCGTTGATGGAATATGTGGCGTCGGAATAATGGAAACAAAAGTAAGAAAGCTTAAAAAAAAAATAATAATGAAAGAAAGCCTTACTCCCGAGCAGACGCAGGAGCTTGCGACCCTTGGATGCGGTCAGCTAACCACGCTGACGTCGGTAATCGGCGCAGTTCCGCTTACATACCGGGTTGAACCGGATGCGTATGCCTCCCTTTCGATGCAGTGGGATTACAGCTATGGTGAAGAGTGGGAAGTCGGCTATGCAGATGTGACCGCTCATTCCGAAGAGCTGATAGACGCGCTTTTCGAGCTAATCAAACTCCTAATTGATAGAGCGCAATGACTGACCCCGTAATCCACGGGCTTTCAAATGAAGCCTATCATCACGAACATCCCTACTCGGAATACTTGTCAAGCAGCCAGCTAAAGCGATACGCCGTGTCGCCAAAGGCTTTCAAGTTTGCGCTTGACAACCCGACCGAAGAGAAATCCGACGCGCTAAGGTTCGGCTCTCTGTTCCACGATCTGATGGCATGCCTCGCAGAGTTTAACGGGGATTGGGGCAAAGGATTCTTCAAATGGAAGGACGACATAGCGATATTTGACCCTCCCGTGAATCCCAAGACCAACACCTACTATGGCGCGACAACGAAAGCCTACACGGAAGCCTACGAGAAGTTTTTAAGTTACAATCAGAGCAAGACCGTAGCGCACGTGCTTGAAACCGATTTGGCGGGTGATATGGCCGATGCTCTTCTAAATTGCAGCGGCGCAACCTCCGAGCAAGTCCGCAAGCTATTGAAATGGGGTAAACCGGAGGTGTCGCACTTCATCGAATACGAGGGTCTGAAATTCAAGTGGCGACCCGACCTTGAAACACCGCACAAAATCATCGATTATAAAACCATTGCGAGTGATGATTTGTCCGAGCGGTCAATCAATTCTCAGATAGCGAAGTACGGCTACGATATTTCCGCCGCCCATTACTTGTTTTTCGACCACATGCAGACTGGTAAGTGGAAGCGGTTCTATTGGATATTCGTATCGAAAGTGCCGCCGCATGACGCGATTATGGTTGACGCAAGCAAGTGGACTTACGACTACGACCCCGAAACCGACATTGTAATGCCGCAGGTTGGTGCGATAAAGTTCAAGGCGTTGCTCGACCTACACATACAATGCTCGCGTAAAAACGAATGGCCGGGAAGCGAAATATTCATCCCCCAAGCCGACAACGGACTGCGGATAATGTGTCCGACACCGCCGCCGTGGGAAGTCAGTAACGCCGCCAATCTTTTAGAACAATCTTTCAACGAATAGTACAAAGCCGAGTACCGCAAGGTACAGCGATGCGAAGCGATGTATAGTTTAGTGAAGTATAGCAAATAGAGCCGCAAGTGGTCTTAGGACGGTTCGATTCCGTCTTTCCGTTGGTGCGGAGCGAGAGTCCGATTCTCTCGGCGGCTCCCAATTCAATTCTAAATTCAAATAATATGTCAACAGAACAGACAACACAGCCGGAGCAGACCGCTCCGCAGGCACAGCCGCAGGAAACAACGGCGGTAGTCAAGAAAGAAAAGTACACTCCAGAGCTTTGTGCATCGGCAATCAATAAACTGCCCGCACAGCTTCAAGGTATCAAAAACTGCTTTGCGCAGCCCTTTGATTCGTTCCGTAACGCTTTCAAAGACCCGAAAGAAGCCGACCGCGTGATGGCAAAGGAAATCGAGTTTGCGGCTCAGGCAATGCTCGCCAACAACTTTCTTATCAAATGCGCCACAAGCAACCCGATAAGCCTTGTCAACGCACTCAAAAACGTGGCTCTGACACGCTCCACACTCAACCCCGTGCTGAAACAAGGCTATCTCGTTCCATTCGGCGGTGCAATCACATTCATGCCGTCCTATATGGGACTTGTGGATGTGCTGCTGAACAATGGGCTTGTCAAGAAAATCGAAGCGCATCCCGTATTCGAGGGTGAGAAGTTCGAGATTAAGCACGGCACGACAGAGGGCATTTTCCACGAGCCGAATCCGTGGGGCAAGCGAGAAAAAGAAAACCTCAAAGGTTGCTACTTCTATGTGGTTATGACCGACGGCACCGAGTTGTTCGACACGATGTCGGTAGAGGAAATCGAGAAAATCCGCAAACGCGCCCCGTCTGCCAAATCATCGTCACCGTGGGACACTGACTATGTGGAGATGGCGAAGAAAACACTGATACGCCGCGCTTTCAAAATGATACCCAAAGCCGGAATCAGCGAGGATAAAGTCAAGGCACTCGAAGCTGTCTTTGACTACGACGAAAAGGTCGAGCAGAACTGGATTGCAGAACAGAAGCAGACACCGGAAAGCGGCAACCGCTTCGACGAGGACGAAGTTGAATATGAAGAAGTAAAAGAATAAGATATGAGCTACTTTATAGCAACCTGCAAGTATGAAAAAATGCAGGAAAACGGCGCGGTAAAGCGCGTAAGTGAGAAATATCTGTGCGATGCACTCTCGATTGTTGAAGCCGACGCGGTAGTTACGGAGAACCTAAAACCGTATATCTCCGGCGACTTCTTTACTTCAAAGGTTGAGAACAGCCCTATCGCCGAAGTCATGGGCGATAAGGAGTGTGGACGCTTTTGGCTCGTCAAGGTGGCGTTTGTCACCATCGACGAAAAGACAGCCGCAGAGAAGCGCACAATCTCGCAGATTCTCGTCGGTGCCACGGACTTTACCAATGCCGTTGAGAACTTCAACGAGGGAATGCGGGGCACAATGGCAGACTTCGAGATAGTCAGCCTTGCAGAGACTCCGATTAAGGAATATTATCCGGCAAAATTAGGTTGAAATCCCTGCGCAAGAGTGCGCGAAAAGGACATGCGGGGTTCGATTCCCCGTGTGTCAGCATGATGTGTTTTTTCATGGTATTAGATTAAGGTTAATACGTACCCGTGCAGTCTGTGAAGATAGCACGGTTTTTATTCAGATTATGGAAATATCTAAAACCGACCTGCAAAAGGTCATAACGTATCTTAATGATGCCTGCAAACTCTACGAGGCTCTGCCTATGCAGTCCATGAAAAGTCGTGCATACATGATACGACAACTCACTACTAAGCTAAATGTAAAAATCAGTAATAACAATGGAAGAAAACCCATTTGAAAATAACGAACTGTGCAGCGGGGGACAGTGTGCCTCTAAGCACGAGTGCGCCCGCTATATGGGCAATGTCGATATTCAGCGCGCAAAGAATCAGTTTATCGTTTTTAATCATGACTGGTGTATCTGTTGCTCCGGTTATCTTGACAGACCGAGCGATGATTATCCTGAAAAAAACAATTAGATGATTGATTATATCCGGCTTCCGCGATCGGCACTGAGCGACGAATTGTGGCGAAATAAAGATTTCGGTTGTTTGCTGTGGTATTTGCTTTCCAAAGCAGACGAAAGAGGTATCGCGACATTTACCGCCGCTGACATAGAGTTGCGTCTCGGCATCCCCCGACAGCGATTGCGCACCATGCTCAGTAAAATGCAAAAAAGCGGGTTAGCAACCAACTGCCAACCAACAAGCAACCAACAAGCAACCAACGTCACATTTGATTTTCAACGCATTACGCCTGTTAACCAACCAACTGCCAACCAACTGCCAACCAACTGCCAACCAACAAAGACAAGTAGAAAAACGACAAAATTCACCCCTCCCACCGACGAAGAAGTCGCCGCTTACGTCGCCGAAAAAAGCTACCACTTCAACCCCGCTCAGTTCGTTCCGCATTATCAGAGCAAAGGATGGAAAGTCGGGAACCAGCCGATGAAAGACTGGCGAGCAGCTTGCCGGACGTGGGAAAACTCATGGAAAGAGAAACATGGAGAACGATTCTATCACGAAATACAACCAATCATCACAACCGACAACGCGGCCTCTCGCAAGGCTCAACGTGACCGAGGCTTATCCCTTGCAACTGAAATTGTGGCAAGGTCTGAAAACCTCCTCAATCTCTACAATGGTGGCGGCACAGACCCCCACGCTTGCCAAGATTAAAAACAAAGCCTCCGAGGTCGATGCGAGGGCGCTCCTATATATAGCTATATGCGAGGTTTGCGACTTCTTTAATGTGGGCAAAAATATGAACGATACTCAGGTCGCTGTCACGATCGATTTGATTCTGGAGTCGTTCTGGCACTTGCGCCTTGAAGAAATCAAATACTGTTTCCGTCGAGCCATGATGCGCGAGAAGCTGTTTGACCGGCTTGACGGCAACATAATCATGGGTTGGTTAAGAGAATACGATACCGAGCGCACAGAGGAGGCTATACGTATTTCCGAGCAACGTGATTTGCAGCAAGTGAACGAAACAGCGGATTGCCCCGAGGCTGTTAGCTTTGAGGATTATGTCGCCGATTTGAGAAACCGCGCGCTAAAAGACGAGAAAGCCGCCGAGGTTCTCAAAGAAATAGACAACCCCTCTCCCAAAAGACTTAACCTGCTGACAAACGAAGAAAGAGTGCAAAAAGACCACGACTTCCGCATGTGGCGCACGTTCAACTATTTATCAAGAAAGTAATAATGACACAAAACCAAAATTCATCGGATACTTCTAAGATTCGCGTCAATCTCTTCCATTTTACAGAGAGGGAGGAACGCATGATTGAACGCGCTATACTGCTTTCACAAAAATTCATGGACTCTTACGGTAGAGGGCGCAAGCCAATGATGGTCGACCGTTCAAAATATCTCTAAAATTCACATTATGACACCGATACAACGAATAGACCAAAAGATTGACCTCCTGCGGCGGCAGTACGCCGACCTTACACGCGGCTGTGCCGTCATAAGCCCCAAGGCGCGCAAGACAGCCGACCGCATCGCCCGTCTCCTTGACGAGCGCAAGGAGATGATAGCCTCCGAGCGTCACTCGCTCGGCAAGCTGCTCCCCGCTGACGAGACACAGCGCAACGCCATCTACCTGCGGCTGGTCAAGCTGCCCATCATCGCCGACTTCCTCTACGGGGCGTGTGTCGACCTGCAAGGCACACTCCGCGAAATAGGACTCAACGAGCTGACGATGATGCGCCGCGTCACCGACATACAGACCCGCGCCAAGGAGCTTGCCTTCACGCTCTCCGAGTTCCCCGAACTCGAAAACATCCTCTCCGCCGACGACACGCTCATCGGCGCACTCGACCGCAAGGTCAACGACTTCCTCACGCGCAGAATGAACATCACAAAATAAAACAACAATGACAACCCGTGACAAAGAACTCTACGACCGTGCCGAGCGGTATTTCACCGACACGTTCAACGCACAGCCTCCCCACGCGAGGGAGACACTCGGCATCAACCCCGACATCATAGTCATCCGCGAGATGAAAATCGCCCTCCACCACCTCCAGTCCACCCAGGCGCAGCTACAGATGCGCATCGACCTCGCCCGTCAGCGCGTCATCAACGCCTACCTCCGACTGTCATCAACCAACTAAGGAAACCGATATGAGACGTAAAATCAAGAGCCTTATCGCAAAGGCATACAACAGACTTTTCCGCAAGAAGGCTCGCGGAACAATTCAAGGAGAAATTTTCAAAAGACAAAGCCACGGATGGTCAATGTCTAATGAAAATGCTATCAGAACTTATGAAAAATAAGTCTATTTCCTTAAAAGAAAGTCTGCGTTATAAAAGTCTACTTTGCCACACTTTTCACACATGACGGCAACTAAGGGCAGTACATTGCTCGCATCAAGACCATTCTCTAAATCTAAAGAAGGTGCACCGAAGTAAAACGGAAGAATGCCACGAGAATGAAAATGGCAGGCGGGACATTCGCTTTTACCAAGCCTCGACATGATAGTCGCAGACTCTTTAGGAGTAATTTTATTCATAATTATGAAATTTAATAGTTAGCGACACAAATATAACCCAAACAGCCGGAAGCCGCAAACATCCATAAAGATTTGAATTGAAAGTTAGCACCTTCCGGTTTCCGGCTGTCTTTAGAAATGAAATATTATGAAAGAATGTAGATACTACAGCGATGGAAAGTGTGAATACTTTTCTTACTCGAGTACCGAGTTGCGCACAGCCCCAAAACGATGCTGTATGCGAATAGTGAAGCCCCTTACAGAGTGCTTCTATTACCAACCAAAAGAGAAATAATTATGACACAAGAAGAAATCACCGCCATCGCCCGTGAGTATGCGGAGGAAAGAGCCAGTATGATGCAAGGCTCATTAACTACGAAAATACAAGCCGAATTAGTAATCCGCTTCTTGCTGCGCCGATATGCACTTGTGGAGAAAAGCAAGGTGGAAACGAAATACAAAGAGTCATTAGCCGCCCTTGAAAGCAACAACCACGAAGATATTAAGTGGGGAATTTACCGTTTATCACTGCTTGACCACCTCTTCCCCGAAATAGCAAAGGAGGTGAAGGAATGAACCCTGCATTACAAAAGAAAGTCGATTTCGCTATAAAGCTGTTGCGGTCAATCCCTACTGACGAACAGCCCGTAGAGATAAGCTACAGTGGCGGCAAGGATTCTGACGTGATACTGGAATTAGCGAAGATGTCGGGTATTCCGTATCGTGCCATCTACAAGAACACGACCATCGACCCTCCCGGCACTATCAAGCACTGCAAGGAGAAAGGCGTGGAGGTCTTCGCTCCGACCATCAGCTTCTTTGACTTGGTGAAGAAGAAAGGTTGCCCGACAAGACGCGCCCGATTCTGCTGTGAGTATCTCAAAGAATACAAAGTGCTTGACAGAGCCGTGCAGGGTATTCGCAGAAGCGAAAGTGTCAAGAGAGCGAAACGATATAACGAACCTACCGTGTGTCGTCTCTATGGAAACAAGAAAAACCATGTCGAAGTATTTTTGCCTATATTGGAATGGGCTGACGAAGATGTGGCGCAGTTCATAGCGGAGCGAGATATAAAGTGCCATCCGCTTTATTACGACGAACAAGGGAACTTTCATGTTGAGCGGAGATTGGGTTGCATAGGCTGTCCGCTTCGGTCTGACAACGGATTGAGCGATATGGTGAAATATCCGAAATTCCTCAAACGCTTGATTTCATCGAGCCAAGCATTTATTGACACCCACCCCAATTCATCATCAGTAAAAAAATTTGGCAATGCGTATAACCTTGTATTACACAACCTATTTTTCGACAGCTACGAGAAATACCACAACGCAGTAACCGGCGGCATGTTCCCCGAAACCGCGATTGACGCGAAATCCTTTTTAGAGGATTATTTCAAGATTGATTTAACGCTATAAATAATGAACAAACAAGACTACGGACAGAAGCGCCGCGAGTGCTGGGAAGAGTATGTAAATATGCTCAACCGAAACTGCGCGACAAGATATGTGTTTGACCAAATCTTCGACCGCGCCTACAACCTCGGCAAGCAGGAGAAGGACGCCGACACCGTGATTCAAGGTTGGGTCGCGAGAGATTTGGATGGAGAAGTATTTCTCTATGAAAATAAGCCCGAAAGAGGTGATGGAGAGTGGTTAGGAAGAATATCTTCTGAATTTGACTTCCAACAGCTTAAATGGGGTTCCGACCCAATCGAAGTAGAAATAATCATCAAACAAAAGAAGAATGGATAAGATATATTCCCGAAAGACCTACTACAAGTCAGTCACGCAGCTAAATCCTGATGATTCTCCGTCAACAGGTAGCCTTGTCTGCTATGATGGTGACATAGAATATTCTGATGATGGAGTACAGCCTTGTATGTTCGTGGAGATTGCAGACTGTCACGGTAAGGTTAGACTGCATAAAGCGCATACTGATACTAACAAAGAGTTCCTTATTAAACTCAGAACTATAATTCTCCAGCTTACAAAGTTCTGTAATCATTTGGAAGCTGAATCACCTCATAAACCAGTGAAATCATTATGAATAAAAAACTACAAGACCTTGTGTGGTCTATCCTCCCGAAAGAGTTCAAGGAGGAAGTGAAGAAACTATATACAGATGCTCTTGATGCGTCAAACTCACCACATGAGCCCGATGACCGCAAATGGGGTAATTACAGAGTTACACTATTAGAGAAACTTTTCGGCTACCACAACCTCACCTCTGACGGGGAGGGAGAGGAAATGCTGACGGTGAGCCGTAAGGAAGTAATGCGTAATTTCGCAGAAAAGGTTGCATGGAAAAACCACCATCAATCATCCAAGCATGATAGAGATATGGCGGCTGGATGGTGTAATGCCCTACATTTTCTTTTCGGCCCCAAGTGCCTGCCGGATGAAAACAAAGAATGTAGTAACCCATCAGTTGTGAATTGTAAACATAAACATGGTGATGGCACATGCTCACTTAGTGGTATGTGCTGCTATAAATCGCCGAAGCCAGCCGAGCCGGAAGAAAAGGATGACTGCAAGAAATTCACCAAAAGGCTTGATGATACCCTTGAAGGAGATATCAAAGAGCCTTTTAAGGAGTGGCGTGACAAAAACTCTTCCAATGTTGAGAAATTGGAAAAGAATGGAGAAGTTGAGCCGAAGCCAGCCAAGCCGAAGTTTAAGGTGGGAGACAAGGTACGGTATAAAGAGTTTGTAGGCACTGTTTATCAGATTGAAGAAACAGACTATGTGATTCGGAAATTAGCAGGCGGAGATTTGATTGGATGGTTGAAGGAATCCGACCTCGAACCCTACACCGAGCCGACAAATGAGGATTTCGTAACTCTTGGCGTAGAATCCGCAGAATACTTACGAAAATCGCTCGAAGAATCCGAATATCGCAATTCTTCGCAAAATACCGCAAATTGCGACAAGCACTTTGACAACATCCTCAAAGACGGCTTCTCAAAAGAGCGGAGACTAAATATTGCAAAAGACTTTGCATCTGTTCTTTTGAGTCGACTGAACTACGACCCATTTACGGCTCAGATTAATTGCTGTTGCTCGGGTGGTGCTGCTGTTAATCCATACCTCAATATAGCAAGAATAGCGTTGAGTGTAGCCGATGCCCTCATAGCAGAATCGGAGAAAGGAGGTGAGAAATAAAATGGATAACGAATGGTATAATATACCGCTTTACCCAAACTATGAGATTTCAAAGAGTGGATATATCCGAAATAGATATACTCAACGGCTCTTGAAAATACATAAATACCGAGATGGGTACACATACACTCGATTAAGAAATAGTAACAACAAGCCTAAGAATGTAAAAATACATCGGCTTGTGGCAATGACATTCATTCCAAACCCAGAGAATAAATCATACATCGACCATATAAATAGAAAAAGAGATGACAATCGAATAGAAAATCTGCGTTGGTGTACGCCGCATGAAAATAACACATTCCCTGAAACACTAAAAGCTCAGAGAATAGCCCATAAGGGCGTACCTCAACCATCATGGGTAGTGGTCGCTAAAACAAAACGGTTTCGCGAGCTTCAAGGGATTAAAATCAACAGATATTCTCTCAATGGGATATTAATAAAATCATATTCCGCAATGAATGAAGCTGCGAAAGAGTTTGGCGTAAGATGTCAAGCAATAGCAAATGCTTGTAGAGGTCTTAGAAAGACTGGCCATGAATATCTCGGCTTTATATGGGAAATCGCATAACAAATTATCAATATAAGAACAAATGAACTACGACATAACATTCTGCGAGGGCGAGAACTGCACGCGCAAAGAGGAGTGCCATCGCTACCGCGAACTGCTCCGCTTCCGCGCCGACAAAGACCCGAACAAAAAGACTTACATCTCAATATGCAAGCCCGACCCGACTAAATGCACTCTGTTTTGGAGAGAAAAAGGAGATTGCCCCTCGCCCGAACTCACCGATAAACTGAAAGAAGAATGAAAATAAACTACGTTTCCCTTTGCTCCGGCTATGGAGCAGAGTGCATCGCCTTTAAGCGATTAAGACGCGACTATCCGGATTTTGACTTTGATTGTCTCGCTTGGTCTGAGATTGAGCCAAACGCAATAAAAGCACACGATGCAATTCATCCAGAATATATAGACCGTAACGTACACGATTTAACAAAAGTGGATTGGAAAGTATGGCACGAAAGCATAGGCTCACCGCACATCGACCTGCTTTTTGCCTCTACGCCTTGTCAATCCGTTTCAAATGCCGGAAAGAACGAGGGCATGAAGAAAGGCACGGACGCGGAATCAGCTCTGATATGGGCGACCGAGAGCTGCATACGCGCACTCAACCCCAACATCATAATCTACGAGAACGTGAAGGGAATGGTAAGCAAGCGCAACAAGCCGGATTTTGACGAGTGGTGTGCGACCCTTGAATCCCTCGGTTACGTTGTTCAGTGGAAGATATTGAATGCGAAAGATTATGGTTGCGCCCAAAACAGAGAACGTGTTTTTCCGATAGCGATACGCAAGGATTTGCCTATGGTGGGACATTACAATTATCCGCAAGGATTCCCTCTCACCAAATGTGTCGAGGACTACATGGAGCCTGCGGAGGAAATCGGAGAGGAGTATTTCATATCACAAGACCGCGTGACGAACAAAGTGCTGCCCGACATACTCGACCAGCCCAACGTCCGCGCAGAAATGGAGAAACTTTATCATGAGGAATGGAAGGAAGCAAATCGCAATAAACCTGCCTAAATCGGGTGGGGTAAAATATCCCCCACAATTCCTGCCCACTATGGATGGGCGGGATGGACTGACTTTCTCAGGCCTCCAGTGTTGCACCTCGCGATAATGATGATAGATAAACCGACACATCCCGGTAAACCTAACCAACGGCCTTTGCCCCACGCTGATGAGCCGCGCCTTTGAGAAAGCGAGAACTTGCTATTACCTCGGTCAGGGCAAAGTGTGGGCTTATTCGGCAATACTTGTGATAGATGATACCGAAAGTGATAAAAGTCGCCGACCTTTGGCGCGGCAAAATCGTTGACTCGCCGCAAGTCGCGAGGGTCTTTTGGAGCAAGGGAATATCTCCCTCAATCCTCTCCGACCAAGGCGGCGGTGGCAGACAGATAAAGTTTTTAGTAATCAATGACAAAACAACTCGCAATCAACCTCTATAATGGAGTGTGCTGCACGCTCCACGCACGTTCAGGAGTACATTCGCCATACAACATCATGGATTGCCCCCCCCAGATTTCGTCAGACGGCGTTTGTAATAATCGAAAATGAAAACAAAAAGAACGAAACTCCGCTACACCCTCGGACGCACCAACCACGGCGGCGAGGACGATAAATTCGGCACGAGCAAATTCCATGTCAACCCATATTTTGCCACCGTCACCGCGATACAGATGTCAAACAGAAGACAATGGATAGTAGAAATTACCCCCGATAATAGTTGCGACTGTCAAAGACCGCAATCCAAGTTATAACACAAAGATATGCCAGACGATAAGAAGCAACTCGCACGGGGCGATACCTCATTTCATATGGATAGAGCCGAAGCGATAAAGTTCAAGCTGATGCCGGACGGACACATTCGCGGAGTGCAGACGCAACGCCCCGACCTCGCGAGTGCCGCCGAGTGGATGATTTACTTCACGAACGTGTGCGCCCCGACAATATCGGTCGCCCACGTTCCCAAACTTCTGATAACGGATGAAGCAATTCTTGAAAGTCTTATGCGTAGCGTCAAGAGGCAGAGGTGACAACAACGCCCAGCACTTCGAGGCGCGGACAGACGGATGCACCTCGACCTTAACAAGCGTGACCAAAGACAACCTTATACTCACGATATGCCGAAAGACTACAACGCGCCATACTCCACGCCCTACTACGATGAGTTGAAGCATAACGGCATTCGCCTGCCATGCTTCCTCACGCACATCCGCACGGATGCGGCGAGGATAGAGAGGCCCAAGGACGCGAGGATGTTCCGTATGATGTTCCTGACTCCGAGAACTGACGGCTGCTGTGGAACTTTAGACACCCGGTCAATGAGCAATCTGATAATGGAATGGAGAAAAGATACATAGTCGCCAAGCGCAGAAGCGAGCAGGGCAAGCTGATTCGTCGACAATATAAAAACGACATTGGAGTGCCGTATCAACTTTGCAAAGGCTACTCTCTGATGCTTGATGGCTATTCAAACACGATTACTACGTTCACAACCGATAATTGGATTTTAGAACTTAAAGACAATGACAATATGGATAACTTAGTTTACCACCCTCACCCTACAAAGGAGCAGCTGCTCGAATACTTCTCGCAAAGTATTAGGGTGCGCAAGATGACCCCACGCGAGGCGTTCAGACTTATGGATGTTGACGACGCGGACATTGACAAGATAATGAACGCAAAGGAAACGGTGGTGCTCAAAAACGGCACCACAAAGACACATAAGGCGATAAGCAAGACTGCTTGTTATAAACTTGCAGGTAATTCTATCGTGGTAGCCTGTCTCTACCACATCTTCCGCACGATGTTTATTCCCAATCAGCCTGAGAACCAAATCACAAAACCAATCCAACAATCATTATTCGATATATTATGATACCACTTTCAATCTCACTTGCCGCCCTCGCGGTCTCCATATACGCATGGCGGCTCGCTGTAAAACAAAAGAAAAAAGCCGCAGAAACCATCAAGACACTCCGGCAATCCCAAGATGAACTTTTAAAAGAGTATTCTGCCCTTAAACTGTTGTGTAACTATAAAACCCCGTGTTTGTATAAGTACTCAATAAGGGAAGACAGGATTGGTTTTGCTGTCTGCAAGGAAAGGGATGGTCGGTGTTGTGTCATCAAATACTTTGATGATGAGGATATGGATTTTAACCGTCTTGAGGCAGAAGACCTCATTGAAAAACTTAATGAGGTAATGCCAGATATATAAATATAGAAGCCACAGGCTTCTACACAGATATGCGCCTGCCCGTAAGGGTGGGCGTTTTTTGTTTATAGTCGTTCCCGTTCTAACGCCTCGTGGAGTCCCGCCGGATTCAGCCCGAAGCACCGCACAAAGCGGTCAAGTGCTTTGCGCCTGTCTTGCGGGATAAGGGCATAGAGGGAATTGAGCGGGGTATTACTCTCCAGGGCTCTGCGGACATCCGGAGCTTTCATGCCGGATGCACGGCGTAATTTTCTGCTTTGTGACATAGTGGTGGTTTCAGTGTTTACGGCAGCAATCGCAGAGTAAATCTTTGGCTATCTCCCAAGTTACATCTACAATGTCATCACCGATGTATTGTATTTCTTCTCCATACGGGTCTATGCCGAATGTCTGCGCAATGTGGGTCTGCAAATGTCCCGTTTCGTGCTTATATGACTGCTGAAACTCCTTTGTGCTCGATGTTTTGGCGAATACAATAACCGTCTCGCGTGTGCTGCTATTAGAGTACGTCAGCCCCGTGTCAAGTTTACCGGATGTGAGATTATTATACGCACCCTCCAAATGCTCACCGTGACAGCCTATGCCGACAAGTGCGTCAAGTATCTCATCGGCGTTGGGCTTTGTCACGACATAGTAAGCATAGACACACCAATCGTATTTCGGGAGCGTAAAGCGTTGGCGTATCATAAAATTTCTTCCCAATCAATCACAAATCCGATAGCATCGGAATCGGCAAGCCATTTTCTGAAAAGATTGCCGCCGGGATTGTCGGGGTCGTCGATAACATCCTTAATCATTTTTGCCAAATGCACCTCGTCCTCGATTGAGGATTTCCAATAGTCCGATTTTATCATATTGGCGGCATAGACAAAGTTGTGTCCCTCGTTATAGTCAAGTTTGATATTGTGCTTTTTGAGCAATTCTTCGACAGCCTCCTTATCCATCGGCTCTATCGCCTCTTTCTTTCCCGTAGCCGGATTTAGGCGTTTCATGCGCTTTACCGCAAAGTCACAGGCTTTCTTGTTGAAGTTATAGCCATAGTTGCGAAGATACGACCGCATCTCTTTCGGCATATCAATTGCGAATATATCTAATGGTGTTGCCATGTTATTTTCAGTTTAGGGATAAAGGGGCAACCATTAAGAAGTCCTTAACAGTTGCCCCGCGATTATTTATCGGCGCACGTAACGCCCGGTGCTCGCAGAGCGACCCCTACGCTCACCAATATAGGGAGGCCAATCCTCCCAACGGTCACGGGGGTAACGCTCGCCCATACGATCATCGTCCTCGGGGCGCATATCATCGTTGTGCATACCGTAGCGTCCGTAGCCGCGCTCGTCCATGCGGTCGTAGCCGTCATCGTCGTTACGGTAGCCCATGCGACCGTGCCGGTGTTCTCCCTCGCGCATCTCTTCGATACACTCCATAGCTTTGCCTCCGTAGTGGAGCATCTTGCCTATGGTGTCCGCAAGGTGCGTTACCTTATCATCTGACACTTCAATTACATACATAGCTTACTTGTTTTTAGGAGATTTGTTTGAGTCACCGTCGAGTTTATCCATCAGACGAGCCATCATGCTTTCAAGGTTGGTGTTGGTCTGCGCCAACTGCGCCACTTGGCTTTTCAGAGTGGCAATCTCCTGCTCCTGCCGCTGCTTTTCGGCAAATTCCGGATTGAGCTGCATGAGAATTTCGTCGTACTTGACTATTTTCTGACGCTCCTCGTCCACACGGTTTATGATGCCTATGGACTCATTTTTGAGATTGCCTATCTCGGCGTTCATCGCGTCGCGGTTTACGGTCACAAACACGTTGCCCGTGCCGAAGTCCGCACTCTCCTTGTTTGCCGGGAGCTGCTGAAACTGACGTTGTGCGCCGCCCACGTTGGCGAAAACATCCACCACATGCTCCTGTGGCTGACCGTATTGTGGTACGGTAGGAAACTTCACCATCGGCTGTGTCACTTGCGTGATTGAGCCGATTTCAAGGCGCGGAACGGCTTCCTTGTAAAGAATATAGATTGTCTGATTTACTCTTGCTGACTGAAACATATCTGTGTTGTTAATGATTAAAATGTGAGGGGAATTTCACCCCTCACGGTTTTTCACTCGGTTGCTGCCGCCGCTGCGACGGGCGGGAAGAAGTTGACGACCTGAAACGTGCCTTCGCACTTGTCGAAGCGCACGAGAAGCCAGTTGCCGCTAACCACATTGTTGGAGGTCATCGGATTGCCGACGCCATCGACAAGTGGTATCCCGGTCGAACCTTCGGGCGGATTCGCTGACGTCTGGATTGACACGGTGAAAGCTGCCGACCCTGCTCCCGCTGAAGGAATCTGTGAGATACGGAGCAACATCAACCCATCATTACATAGCTGTCTGAAACGCCAAGGGCAAACGGTATAGGTGACGATTGACCCTGTGGTCGTAACCGCTATGGTACGGAGTTCGGGGATGCCATTGCGATTCACCCGTCTGACGGGGTACTGACGCGAAAGCATCTGGTTTGACCACTGCGATTTTGGTAGATACCAGGGATTCATAGCTTTTGATGTTTATGGGTTAATGTTTAGCAACCACAGCTGTTGTTGCAGCCTCCGCCGTAGGCATAGCCATAAGGATAGCCGTCGTTTATGCCGCCGTTGCAACCGAACGGATTACACGTAATGTAGGCCGGCACGGGGCAGGGGCGAATCTGATTGACGATGTTGGCGGTCTGCTGCTGCTGAGAAGCAGAAAGCTGATAAGCCTGCACTTGGTCGCGGAGATTCTGTATCTCGCGCTGGTCCTCACGCTCCTTGATTGCAGCGAACTGAGCGACCATTGCCTGCGTCTGCTTGTCGATAGCACCGAGGATGTCGCAGGTCTGACGCTGGGTTTCAAAGTTGGTTGACGAGAAACCGCGCTCTACGGAACTGTTCACGAAGTTGATTGCACCCTGCAAGGTGTTGGTCTGATTGACCGTTGCAAGCTGGTTCTCATAGCCCTGCGTGGTGATAGCATTGCGGACATCGCAGCAGCATGAGGCGAGCTGGGATGCAAGTGCGCTGTTGCCAGCCTGCACTGCATTGATAATCTGCTGACCGCTCATGCCCACCTGATTGCCTATGCTGCACAGCTGGGTCGAGAGATTCTGAATAGCACCCATCAGTGCGTTCTGGTCGCAGTGTACGGTAGAGGCAAGCTGAGAGATTGCAGTGCCATTGCCCTGAATAGCGGACATGAGAAGTTCGCGACCCGCATCACTGTTTACAAGGCTGCCGAGGTCAGCGAGACCCTGTGCGGAGCCACGACCACCGAAACCGCCGCCGAAGCCGTTTCCGAAACCACCCCATCCGAAGATGAGAAGAATGATAATCCACCATGCGGAGTTCCCGAAACCATCACCGTAACCACGGTTGTTGTTCATCATGGCAGCCACCATATTGGGGTCAAGGCCACGGTTCTGACAGAGAGAGGCGATAAGCGGGGCCATGCCGCCACCACCAAAGCCGTTGTCTCCGAGTGAAAATATTTTAGTATCGCTCATATTGAGAAATATTTTTGATTGCAGAGCAACATCGCCCTGTACTGCAAAAATACTTTTTAAGGCTCTTTCGTTCAGCGAGTTACTTCGCAGTTGTTTCGCAGTTTTCTCCGATGGTTTTCGCAAGTTTGGCGTATGAATTTCGCAACGCTCTATTTGTCTGTAAGCGAGTGTCAAACGAGGTTATGACATACTGCACGGTTCGTGGCGACACCCCGAAAATCTCCGCTATGCGCGAGGGATAGATATTGCGGGTATGGAGTAATTTAGCAGCCATGTGCCGCGCATCCACTATCTCGGCCTTGCGGGATTTCGACATAATAGATTCTTTGGTGACATCAAGTTCTTCTGCTACGAGTTCAAGCACATAGTCGGCAAGTTCGGTTAATTTAGGCATAGTGTGGAATGAATAAATGTTTGACTTGCGGCGTGAACAAAACGGCACGCCCCGTGTTTAAGAGTTATAAAAGTCAGCAAACTCATATAGCTCTTGTAACACAGGGTATGGCTTACTCTCTGAGCCGTTTGGTTTTAGCGAGTTAAGCGGCTCAGAGGTTGCAGGGGCTATTTTACTGCCCGTTTTGGAGGCTCGTATTTTAGTCCTTTAAGTTTATCATTGGGTGGTATGCGGTCTTCGCACCCCGATTTGCGGCAATGCCACATCTTGTAATGCTCTTTCATGCTACGCTCATTGTCGCGCTCTTCTGTAAGTGCGATAATCCGCTCATTAAGGCGGTTCAACTCGGTTTCGCTCTTATACACGCGGTCTGACAATTCTCGGTTGCGGTCGATATGCTTGTCTACCGTAGTATTGAGGGTGGAGAGGCGCGAAGTTAGCGAATCCACAAGTTTCAGCAGGTTATCGAAGCGGTGGTCTTCCACCTCGTTTGCCTCCGCCTCGCTTTTCTCAGCTTCCGCGTCCTTGATGCGTCGGTTGGCTTTGCCGTATAACGCAAAGCCGACGAGCGTTGAGCATCCAAGTAGTGTCGATATTAATGTCAGTACTGTTTCCATTTCTACTTTCTGAATTTCTTAATCAGCCATATCACGGCAACGGCAATCACCGCGCCGAGCAGCACCATCGCATAGCCGCCGTAGTCGACCTTGGTGCGCTCCCACCGTGACAGCTTCCGCTCCACAGGATAGGGTACAGGCACGGAGTCGGTGCGCTCGACATAGAGCGTGTCATGCACCTGTGTCGTGCGGTCGCGCCACCGGTCACGCCAGTCAATCACCGTGTCGCCCTTTACATAGATGAAGCGCGTGTCGCCCTGTATCACGGTGTCGGTGCGCCACCGCGTCACCGTCTCGGTCTCTGTCTTCACACGCTCCATCGGCACATACACCGTGCGGGTGCATCCCGCAAGACACGCCAGTATCAGCAGACCCACAGCCGCGTATGCTGCAAGACACATAATCACTGTCAACGCCGCTGCGCCGCCAATATCCTTCCGTTTCATAGCTTCGCGGGGTCGAGAGATATATGAATCCACGAGCCGCCCTTTTCCCATAGCAGCTCCTTTACGGGCAGCCTCAGCTGTCGGGCGAGGTCATAGAGGCGGCGGTTTCCCTCACAGTCAATCTGATACTTGCCTGTGGCGCGGATGTCGGCGGCAAGACCCTTCATGTGGTTGGAGTTTGCCACGCCGCCTACAGCCGCGTTGAGCCGGGGACAGCGGTAGCCGCTCGTCACATAGATAGGCTTGCCGAAAGCCTCGCGCAGCGGGTCGAGGATATTCTGCACGAGCGCGACAATATTCTGCCGCGCCCATGCCGGGGGTGTGTTGTCGATGCTCAGCTCACGCGCCTTGTCTGAGTCGGTCATCTCTGTAAAAGTAAAATGACTCATGATTATATCTGTTTGTTAATGTGTTTATGCGGGATTATTCCACCATGTTAGCGGCAATCATTGACACAAGCGTCAAGCGCGGCACGTCTGCCATCCGTGGCTGCCCGTTCTCATCCACGCCTACCGCCATCTTGACCGTGCCCTCAGTGCCGAGCATACCGATGATGTCGGCAAGTTCGCGGCGGGTCAGTGCGGCGGGCGTCTTGGCTGCCGTCTTCTCGCCCTCCTTTTCGCGGGCTGTCTTGTAAAGATCCTCCAGCTCGTCAAGCTCCTTGCGGAACCCCTCAGCCGTCTCGCGGGTCTTGTCAGCCGCCGCTATCTCCTCGTCTGTGGGCATTGCGGGCTGCTCGCCCTCGCCGTCCCAGTCCTCATGCGCCTTTACGCGGATGTCGGTGCGCTCCATCTCGGCGTATGCGCGGCTGCGCTCGTCGAAACCCTCCTTCTTCATCTTCTTCAACGCTTCACCCATGCGCGATTCATATTCCTGCATCACCGCGCTCCAGCCCACCTGTGCCATTATCACGCTTGCCGCTGTGTCCTGCGGGAGTTGTCTGCCGTCGATGGCGATGGGTATCGCCGATGCCACGCGGGTTATGAACGCTGCCTCGTTGTAAGTCACTTTCTTTTCCATTGTCCTGTAAATTTTATATTGTTAATTATTCTGTTACGTTTATATTGATTTCCGTTGTCATGGTCGCCTCGATGAACGCCTCCACCGCTTCAAGTATAGCCACCCTGTCGGTAGCCGCCCCCGAATAGGTTATCGTCAAGCCGCCCATGCCGCCGTCGTTTCTGAAATCCGCCAGATGGTTGTTTGATTCAATGTCGGTCACGATGCCCTGATGCACGTTGGTCACCACGCCCTCCTGGATGTCCACATGCGCCGTGATGCCGTATTGACGCGCCGCGTCACCGCTGTTGCTCACCTCCACCGACGCGCTCAACACGCGCCCCATTGTCACCTTGTTCTCTGTTTCCATAATCTTGTTGTTTTAAGAGTTAATATGTTGTGTAAATTGTTTATAATACCGTGCATGAATAGGTCTTACCCGTGTCATCGGCAATGCTGACCGAGAAAGCGCCGTTCATTGTATGCCACGACTCGTACCAATAGCCGAATGAAACGCCTATCATGAATGAGTCGGCTGTCATGTCGGCTCTCGGCTTCACCTCGATATACATTCCGCTCGTCCGCGGTGATGTCGCCGACCATCCCGAAAGCATCCCCGCGCCCGTCTTGGTTGATGTCTGCGCCGTGACTATCCTTGCTCCCGATACATCGGGGTCGGTCTTGACACTGAATGAGCCGCTTTGCACGGCAGTCACGGTCATGTATTGCGATGCAGGTCCCGACAAACCCGGTTCAAGGTTTCTCACCGATGCGAACCGTCCCTCGCCCGAAGCCATGAACGATATACTAAGTGCCGAATCGTTGGCGAGATAAAAGCGGTATGTACCCGTTGTCTTGTTTCTTACGAGCGTGAATGCGAGCGACACATTGCGTACCTTCACCCGCATACCCGTAGACACAATGTTGCTTATCTTGTCTACCGCATAATTACGGTGTCCCGGCGCGTTTATGCCGAATATAATCCATTGGTCGCCCGCCGTGTTCAACCGGCACAGGAACGGCACTATCGCGACATATTCGTCCGTGGCGAATGTCGTTGAACTTGCCGCTGGACCCGCCGAAGCCATTGATGACAGCGACAAAGCCCGCATTGTCACCACCCCGGTGCTTGTATCGCCTCCCGTATTTGAGAGCGGCTGCCCCATAATCTGTATCTGCGTGAGCGGGGTTCTTGTCTGCGGCGTGATGCCCGTTGCTCCGCGTAGCGAGGTTATCGCGATACCCGCGTACAGTGGTCTTGATGTGGAGGCGGTGTCAAACAAGGCGTTTAGTCCGAGGTTGCCCGAAACACCGTCATCTCCCACGGAGTCGGCACGTTGGATGTATATCTGCGCCGCGCCGAAGGCTGCGGTATTACCTGTTATACCTACCGAGAATCCGAGGGCGCGTATCGGTGATGTGTCGTGGGTTTCGTTGTATTGCACGACATTGTTTCGGTAATTGTCAAAATCGGTCAATCTGAAAAAACCGCCTGTTTGGGGCGCATCATACGACCAGTATTTTGCCACCGTTGTCATGTTGCCGTCGGAGTATGCCGCCGACTCGATGGCTATATCAGACAGCCCTACATTTACGAGAGCAGGCGCACCGCCGGGTCCGAACGCGGGTGCCGATGACTGCAACTGCGACACTGGTATCCTTATATATGGTTTTCTTACTCCGTACCGTGATATTCCGTCAAACCATTCCGATGCCTCGACGGAGGAGTCGCCGTTGGATGTGTCGTTCGGTCCCGTCTGCGGATTTGACGGCATGATACCATGCTTCCTCGTTGGCTTGAATATTGACAGCATGTTTATCTTCCCGTGGCGGTTGCTGCACATGTAGCCGATGTCGTTTGACGCGACACCGAGCACCGCACCGACATCCGCTGTCACGTCGATTCCGTGCTTGACACCGTTCTTTATCTCGCTATATATCCTGTTCCCGTCGTGTGCCATGTTATGCTGCTTTAATCCGTTCAATTTCTTGTTTCAATGCGCGGTTCTCGGCTTCAAGAGCCTTTATGCGCGCCTCGTGGTCATCTGCCTTGCGGGCGAGGCTCACCGATGCGAGCAACGCCGTCTTGCCGTAGTCGAGCGACATCCATCCCTGTTCGTCGGTGCGGGTCAGCTCGGGCAATATCGCGCCCCAGTACTGCGCGGTCGAGCCTACATCCACGACCCCCGTGTCCTTGCGCCTGTACCGCCACAGCGGCGCGGCTGCTATGTCGGCTATGGGTAGGGCGATGTCCGCAATCCTCGTCTTCAGCCGTGCGTCAGAGCTTGTGGAGATGTTTGATGCCGTAACCACGCCCGCGAAAGTGACGGCGTTGGTGGCGAGGTTTATCTCCATAAGGCTGCCGCCGTGGTCTGACGTCGGGGTGTCAGGCGCGCCTTTCTTCGTGCGAATGATATTGAAATACGTGTCGCGCTTGTAGAACATCACCCCGTATGTGTTGGCTTTCGCCGTCGAGCCTATGTAGTCGAATATCATGCCGATGTAAGCCTTGCTACGTATCGTGTTCGCCACCGAGAAGTTCGCCCCGTTCACCTCCAGCTGACTGTTCTGGTAGGCGAGGCGCACATTGTAGTCGGCGGTCGAGTTGCTGCCCGTGAAGTCGATATAGGGGGTTCCCGCAGAGCGCAGCTCCAGCCACCCCAGCCCCACGGCGGTGCCCAGTCCCGCAGCCGTCAGCGAGTCGCTGCCACCCGTGGTCACATACAAGCGGCGGCAGAAGATTTGATTCCAGTGCGATGTCGTGCTTCCGAGGTTATATGTACCCGAAGTCTGCGGCGTGATGGCGCGAGCCGTCATTGATGCCGTGAACGTCTTAGCCCCGCTGATTTCTTGTGCCGTGTTCTTAGTCACATAGTTTGCAAGCGACTGATGCGAGGTAAGCACCTTCGCGCCTCCTGAGTAAAGACATCCGTCAGTTCCGACATAAGCCGTGTCGTGCGAATATGTTTGGGGGTTCGCCGCCTGCGATGTAGCCCCTATCAGGAATATCTTGCTTGCCGTGTCCGTGCTGCCCGCAGTGTTCTTTGTGTCGGTGTTCGGGTTGGCGGGCAACTTGACCGTGATATTGGTGCCCCCGACAGCCGCCACGGTCACTGCGGTGTTCCACGAAAGGGTTGCCGCCTTGTTGCTCACGGAGGTCGATGTCAGGAACTCGCTTGCGTTGTGCGTAACGATGTCGCCGAACGCCCCGTGCTTGCAATAGGCGAGTCGCGATTTTATCTCTACTGTGTCACCGCCGATTACACGAGCGGTGGCAGGTGTGGTGTATGCTCCGTTCCATAATTGCAGCGCAAACACTTCTATGATTTTGTTCTCAGTCCCGTCATTGTTTCCCATAGGGAGGGCGACACCATCTTCGCTTGAAAAACCTCTGCGCCATATCTCTCTTACGCTACCATCTGCCATCAGCACTTGCGTGTCAGTTCCGCCCCGCTTGGTGAACGATGTCGCAGTCACAGCACCCGCAGCAGTAACGCGGAACTTGTCGCCGCCGCCTCCCACCTGTAGCTCCCCGTCGGTGCGGATGATTCCCGAAGCCGCATAGAGGCTCTTGCCGCCGTGGATTCTTATCCATGTGCTGTCGGTCATACACCACCCGCCGCCGTAGGTCTCCGAGTACCAGCCCGCACTGCCGACTGTTCTCACCCATGAGTTACAGATGAACGAGGCTGCCGCGAGCTTGTAGCTGTCGTTGGTGTAGCCGACCCTGACATTGCCACCCGCTGATATGGACAGACCGTCAGCACCACCGTTGTAACACATGCTGAAATGACCGTCACCTGCCATGCCTATGCGGAAATAGTTGGTGGTCTGATTTGCACCATAGAAGCTGATAAACGCCCCGCTTCCGGCTTCCTTGCGGTAGAGGGAGATGCCCGGTATGACCCCGCTGTAGTTCACGGTCATCGCGCCGTCAACATTTCCCGTGCCGTCGAAGGACCGCCCCCACAATGTACGCGCCGTCTGTAGCTTGGTCGCTGATGCCACGTTGTCAAAGAGGAAAGCAACGGGATTCCAACCGCTCCAACTCTCTGTATTAATGCGAGTATAAACCCTTCCGGTTGAGTATTCCAATGCAAGCTGTTTTACACGACCGGCGACATGTCCGAGCACCATCATGGAAAAGTTCCATGAATTACCCGGCGTGGGGGACTTGTCTGAGATATTGGCAGGGTTGCCGTCAAAATAATAGAATCCTGGTGTCGTGATATTAGTTGATGCAACGGCATTAGAGCCGTTAATCAGCTTCGCTGTCACATGTCCGTTATGCACCCCGTCAAGCAAGTCGGCATCCAAGCCGCTGCCTGCACCGTCATTGCCCGCGTGCCACACGGTGTTGTTATTATACGTAATAGCAGATGATGAAAGGATAAGCCCGTTTGTGCTTCCTACCCCAAGTGTGACATTAGGACGCAGGTAGATACTACCAGTCGCATACATGCCTAATCCCGCGCTTGCATCTGTGCCAATACGCGCCTGCTCCGTAGTCGTACCTGTCTTAATAAAACTCAATGCGGTCTTGTTGTATGCCGCACTTGAACCCGAAGTCAATGTCAAGCACCCCGTCATGGTGTCTCCCGACACGTTCACATACCTCGGGTCGAGTGTCGCAGCGTAGTTGCCCGCATGAAGAAGCACATTGCCGTTATAGTGGGGCGTCCCGTCATCCTTTATGCCGAGATATTTCTGAGAGGGAGTGTTATAGATGGCTGTTCCGTGTGTCGAGTGGTGAGTAAAAGCTGCCTTGTAGACACCAGCCCTTTGCAGGTATATGAACGGCTCATTAGTGCCGGTTTGATTAAAAACAGCCAATGCAGAGGGTGCGTTAATCCCTATTGTCAACGTCCCCGTCATCGTGTCGCCTGCTTTCTTGACGTAAGCCGTCAGATTAGAGCCGATTACAGAGTTGAAGTTGACTGAATCGAGTATGGTAGCCCATGCCGACCAGTTTGCCGAAGCCGTGTCGCGGCGGTTACGGTAGTAGAGGCTCGCATGACCCTCATTTGTGCCTGACCACCCCATAAGCAGCTCGCCCCCGCCAATAGCAGTAGAGCCTTGCACCGCAAGCACGTTGCCGTAGGTGGTGGGGTAGCCATTGTTATAAGCCTCAAACAACCTCACACCAACGCCGTGCGCCGTGTTGTCAGTCACGGCGGTAATTCTTCCGTATGAGCGTAATACCCTTGACTCTGCCGCAAACGGGAGCGTGATGTTATTCCCCAAGCCGTTCTTTACCCATGTCAGCGCATCGCCCGTCACCCTCAGTGCGGTGAGGTACTTTGCGTCAGCCTCTGACCCGGTGAGAAACCCCGAGTCATTCGTAAGGTGCGATGTCTTTGTCGGTATGTTCACAATGTTGCCGACCCCCGGCTCATCCTCGTCGTGCATCACGTTAAATTGCACACCGCCATCTGGGAACTTCCCAGCCATGAAAGCCACGCCTGAATTGAAACGCTCCACGGTCGGATAGTCCGCTGCATCCATCGTAGCCATCGTGCCAAACCGCCCACGGTCGCAATACATGAGGTTTGAGCCTCCCGCCGCATATTGCCCGTTCCAATAGGCGATAGTGTTGATTGTCACAACCTGCCCCGATGTCCCGCCCCATCCGAGGTTGGTGACGGAAGAGAGTGTATGTTTCGTAGCCACTGAACCATCCGCCATGAGGAACTGAGAGGATGTGCCGCCCGACTTGATAATCGAGGTCGCCGTGAATGAGTTGCGCGCCACGATTCTGCCCGACTTATAGAAGTCAAGCGAGTTTTTGAGCCAAGAACCGCTTGCACCGAGAATCTCGATGGCTGCAACCCTTTCGGTGTCGCTGTCGCCGAATGAGTAAAAGGTCAGACCGCAGGCTTTGTCCTGTCTTACCGCCAACGCACCGTTGTTAAACGTCTTTCCTCCGCTGATTCTTTGTGCCGTGTTGGTTGTCACATAATTGGCGAGGCTCTGATGCTGTACAAGCGGCGTGATGGATGTGCCGTTTATCGTGATTGTGCCGTTGGTTATCTTGGTGTTCTTGTCGGTCAGCACCGTGTGCCACGTGCCGCCCGTCCCCGATACCGTACGGTCATCAAACACCTTTATACCCCCGTAGGCATCCACCGCAAGCCGTGCCCTGCGTATGTCATCGCCACTATTGTAACATGTCTGCGTCAGCATCATGAAGCTGCCTGCGAACGGCGTGTTCTTCATTGTCGCCGTGTTGCCGTCGGTGTCGGAGTAATACAAATGGCTGCCCGTCAGCGCGGCGATGTCCGTGTTGTTGTCGAGTTTCACCCTCTCCACATAGTTCGCGAGGAGCAGCACGGGCGCGTATTGCGCGTGGGTGTGGCTCGTTATGTTTCCCGTCAGTACCGCCTCCACCTGTGCCTTGGTGATTGCCGTCAGATAATTGCCCTTGGGCTGGAATTTGTTGTCTGCCTCCGTCTTGGTATAAATGTTGGTAAGAGCCGTCACGGGCGCATACTGCGTGTGAACGTGACTGGAGGGCGACGCGCCGATTTTGGCGGGTGTGATGTCGATTTCCGCAGCCTCCGTCTTGGGGTTGTATGTCAGCAGCGACGTGCCGTTGCCCTTTATCGTCAGCGCGTGGATGGACTGGTGTGACGTGATGGGCGTTATCGTCTTGCCGCCCAAGGTAATCACCCCGTTCTCAATCTTCGCGTCGGTGATGCCGTAGCCTGAGAGGGTGGTAGGCTTCCCGCTCGTTATCTTCTCCCAACTCAAATCAGGGATGTCGGTAGCACTGAGGTTCACCACCAGTGTCTCTCCACTCATCTTCAAGCCGCCGAACACGCCCACCTTGACACCACCCTTGACCGATGCCGAGGCTGTCGGAAGGGAGTAGGGTGCATGGGTGCTGATAACACCGTTGGTGATGGTGATGTTTGCCCCTATCTTAACTCCGCCGAGTGTGTCAGCCGATGCTGTCGGCAGCGTGTAATTTTGCAGTCCCGTCAGTTTCAGTTTCAGTGCGTCGGTGAAATCGTTAGATGACAGACCCTTACCGTGTTCCTTGTCAACCTTGTTGCTCAAAAGGTTGGCGAGCGTGTCAGCCTCGGTGTACGTGTCGAGGAAAGCCACGACCTCCTCCCACTTGTTGATAATCGTGTCGGAGTCTTCTCCAAGTATGGCGTTTAGCTTCGTAGCGGTCTGATTCCATAAAAGTTTTTCCGCGCCTGCAACGTGGTTCGTTGTGTTGTTAAGGTGGTTTTCAAGCGTTGCCGCGCTCGCCACGTCCGCGATGTTGATGGTCGCGTCGGCGTTCGGCTTGTATGTGCCGACCGTTGTGCCGTTCTTCTGTATGGTGAGCGTGTGCAGGCTTGATGATGTCAGATAGCCCTTGCCTGTCACCCATGCTTGTGTGGCATAGCCGCTCAACGATGGTATGTCCGACTTCTTGGCGTAGTTGTTCGTCGTGAGATAGTCCGCAAGCTGCGACTCGTCAAGACCGCCGCCCGAAGCCATGTCGTTCAACTCATCCACCGTCACCATGTCCGAGCCATCCCAACGGTAGAACTCCGATGCTTGTAGGTTGCAATACAGCACGTCTGAGCGCGGTGTCCATCCGCGTGTGGCTGTCAGCACCGACCCCATGCCTTCAGCACCGACCCAGTTGGTGAAGATGCCGTCGCTGTTTGTTATTGACGGGCGAATAGGATAACCTGACATGGCTACAAGCGTCTTGCTTACCGTGTCATACAGTACCGTGGGCGTACCACTGAGTGACTGCGGCAACAGAGGCTCGTCAAAATCAAGCGTGACAAAACGGCTTATATAAACGATTATCGGCGAGTTATATATCTGCGGCTTTGTGTAGTAGTCATTGAGCGTCACATCGGTGACGTAATTTCCCTTTGGCTGGAATCTCTCGTCAGCCTGTGTCTTTGAGTAGTACCCCGACAGGCTTGCGGAGGTAAGGTATTGGGAATGTGTATGTGTAGTTATATTGCCCGTCAGCACACCCTCGACCATCGCCTTTGTTATTCCGCTGAGATAGCTCGCGCCATAGGTGACGGTCAGTGTCTTCTTGTCATTGGAGAGTGATACATCCGTAACCGCATTGCCTGTGCCCGCCTCTGTCAGTATTAGCTCGTCAAGGTAGTTCTTGCCTTCAAGGGCGGAAATACGGATGTGGAGCGACTTGCCGAGTACCGCACCGAGCGCGTCAGTGGTCGATGGCGTTGCCGCCCATGTGCTGTCAGTGTAAAGCCCGAACACGGAGCCACCGCCACCCGACGAGCTGCCTATGCCCTTTGCCGACACCCCGCCGAGAGAGAAGAATGTCTTCTTCGCCATGATGGTCTGCGCCTGTGCCACCTGATTCCACTGAAGCTCCTTGCCGTTTGCATCGGCTGGCGCAAGCAACGACGTGACAGCCGTGATAAAGTTCGCCACGTCGGTGAGTGTGCGCTTCACGCCGTCATCGCCCGTCACGTCAATGGTCACGCCCGCGCCTATCGTGAGCGCACCGAGCGGAGTCCACTTGATGCCGTTTTCGTTGCCGAGCCATCCCGAACCGTCAGCCTTGAAGCCGATGTTGCCGTTGGCGAAATATGCAGAGCCATCCATGCGCACAAGCGATGTGGCGGCAAGGGGTGCAATTTTACCTGACTCCGTTTTCAGTTCATCATACGTCTTGCGTGTATCGTCAGTTTTGAAAAGGTCGAGCATGTCACCGCCCCACCAAGAGCCTATCGTGCGGTCTCCGAGCTTCGGCACATAGATGCCGTTTGTCCCAGCAAGAGTATGGCGAACATTATTGTCGTCCGTGTAGCCAAGGGCGATGAGCGAGGTCAGAAGCAGACCGTGGTCTGCTACCGTGCCCTGCTTGGCAAGTGCCTCCTTGAGATAGCTGTATGTATCAAGCTCATTGTTTACATCCGTAGCGTCTGAAAGCACAGGTACGCGCACACGGTCAATCACCTTGCTTCCGTCTTTCAGTTCAAACTCGATGCTTTCCGTTGTGGCAAGCACCGCTATGGACCCGCTTGTACCTGCGGCATGTATAAGGATTCCCCCCGCACCGTCGGGCGTACGGACATAAGACAGGGTGTGGTCTGAGGTCAACGCATACGCCGAGCTGCCCGTCACCTTATACACCGAACATGTAACCCCCGTGACCGAGAGTGTCCCGTCAAGTTTCTTCGTGATGCTGTCCACGCTCGGAATCAACACATAGGTCTTCGCCGGGTCGCCATCCTTTAACCCCGCTATCGTGATATACCCCCTGCCTATCAGCTGTCCGCTCATTTCCGTAAATCTTAATCGTGTTATTTCTTAGTCACCTCGCACCATATCGTCGCCCTCACATCCACGTCGGCTGCCGCTACGGTAATCGGATTACCTGTAATTGTTGTGGTTGTCTTGCCGCTCCAGTTAGTTGCGGTGCCGTTCTTGTTGTATTTTGTCCATGTGTAGACAAACTGCCGTGATGCCTCGGCGGTATTTTGGTCTTCTATCTTGTTGCCGTCAAGCCACACCTCGGCAAATACCTGTGTCGAACCCGTGCCGTTCACAATCTTGTCGCCCGTGGTAGAGCGAACATACACCACATACGGGTCTGTGGCATCCATGATGGTCTGATAACCATAGAACACCTCCGATGTATTCTCCGTGTCGGTGAACTTGGCGCGGAACGTCTGGAAATTTAGCACGTCATCGGCATGTACCGTCAGTGTCGACACTCCGCCGGATGTGCTTACACCCGATGTGACCGCTTTCCATGTACCGTCACTAATATCAAGCCGTTCCCATGATGCCGTAACCGTCGTGTCCTGCGTCGCACCCCTGTATAGCTTTGCGACGATTGAAAGCTGCGTTAGTGCGTTACCCTTATCGAATGTATCTCCATTCGGAAGCTCGAACACGACAAGCCCCGCCGCGCCACCGCTTTGGCTCAGTGCGAGCGTCTTGTAGCCGTTGACATGAGTGACCGCCCCCGTGTCGGGGTCGTTGTAGTCGCATTCCCACTCTATGTTGAGATATTTCAGTGCGGTCGGTATATTCGCTTTTATTGTCAACACATTGGCTGATGCCGTGTAGTTGCCGGTCGTCCCGGCAGCCGTACCGTTGACTTTCCACACCCAGCCCGTACATGCCGGCGTAGGTGCCTGGTCTGTGCCCAATCCGGTCACATATACCTTTGCCGTCACGGTCTGCGGATTGCTCGCCGAGTAAGAGGGTGTATAGACCTTTGTGTCGGGGTTATATATCTGCGTCTCGCCTAATGACGTTGACGTGTATGCCTGTACCGCCTTGCCGTCGTTTAGGTCGACGATGGTTATCTGCCCGCTTGCTATTTTCTTCCCTGCCATTGTTATTCGGTTTTTATATGTTATTCCTGTTCATTTTCCATCTCATTTTCAAGCCAAGTGCCGCTTATGTCAACTTCGCACAAAAACACCGCATTGCGGTCTACATCCTCGTCAGTGACGGTGCATTGGTTGCCGATGCCCTCATGCAGCCTGTTCCATATCTTGTCGCCGGTGGTGTCGCTTGATGTACGCTTCCAAGAGAAGCGACCCTCGTAGATGCGGTCGGTCACATCCTCGTTGCGGAAATATACATGGGCCGTCATCACGCGCTGCCCCTCGCCATTGAGAAGCACGTTGCCCTTGTCGGTGAGTATCTGCACCGTCACCGCCGACTGCTCGGCATTTTCTATGATATCACCCAGTGTTATGTCTCCGATTGAAGAGCCGATGTTAAGCGAGACGTTGTGGAGGTTGAATTTCCCGTTTATATATTCAATATACGAGCCGTCTCCTGCGCCGCTGTACGGCACAAGGTCTTTGTTTCCAATAAACCATCGGCTTTCGCCCGCCTGTTTTCCGACAAAGTAATACTCAACCCCTGCGGCGTTGACGGAGTTAAGGGATTCTATATAGCGTTCATATCCCCCGCCCACGACATCGCGCACCTTGACGTACTGACGTGTCTTGTCGGTATAGTTGCCGAAGTGGATTATATTGTCCCCCTCGGCGGGAATACCCGTGCCGTTCACATCGGTTTTGGAAAGTGTGATATTATCAATCCCGACAGCAACAACCCTACGCTTGTAGAATTTCAAGTCTGCGTTTTCCGCAGTCCACTGATTACAGAACGCCACATCATCTACGTGGAAGAGATTCGCTACAGAGCCGTTCTTTTGGTCGAAGTAGCAGACATATCCGTTGTCTGCCTCAACCACACGTGTCACACCGTTGATATAAGCCGCAGTGTCTATCTCCATGCCTCCGCGCCCCTCGGCTTGATTGATGACAAGCGTATTCACACTCATATCCTGCCTTACGCTCAGGCGGTCGGTTTCTAATACCCAGTTCCCGTTCTCGTCCTTATAGAATCCCCATCCGGCACCACCTACAAGTCCTGCGCGGAAATCTCCGCTTGTCAGTAGAGAAAAGAATTGGGTAGGGGAGAGGCTTCGGTCTGATATGCCGTCCTTGCGCAGGTAGAGTTTGTCGCCGACAGCACGGACAATCTGCTCGATGTTGCTTATCGCACCCACCTGCCGCTGCAAGGCACTTATCTCGCCTTGCATCATTGATACAGGATTGGCAGAGGTCGTGTACTCGTTGCCAAGCACAATCTCCACATCCGGATTCAGTGCCGCATCGTCGCTTGTCGGTTCGCGGTAGGTGTAGGTGATGGATTGGAGATACAGCGTCTCGCAGGCTTTTCCAGCTTCGTTGAAGAATCGTTTGTCAAAAAGCCGCAGGGAGTTGCCGACACGGAGCTGATTGATAAGGGCGTTTGGCTTTCCCTCGTTGCTGAGCCTCACGCGGTCGGTTGTCACCACCGCCGTAGGCTTGATTTCTTTTACCTCGCCGAGCTGGTCTTTCTTCCAATCGTCAAGGCGTATCTCCGCATCGACAACGTATGGCACGTGCGTCATTTCCGTGCCGATGAACACGAATCTATCTCCGGCTTTGCCCTGTTTCTGTGTCGAGGGTACGTATAGCCCAGTTGCTTCAAGTTCGGCCTCGCTCTTGGCAAGCGTTATGCGCCAGTGACTCTGTTCTCCTTCGTATGTCTTGCTCGAATCGGGAACGGGGAAGTCAACAATCGTAAATTCGTAGTCCTCACTTATGGCAAGAGCGCCGGAAGTAAACATGATTTTTGCGGCATTGCCCTCGCGGTCGCCTAAAACAGGCTTCCACACTCTTTCGGAGTATTCCTCGTTGGTCTCCGCCGCCCCCTTGCTGCTGTCCCAAATGTTCTTTACCCAAATGTCAAAGGTCTTGCGCCACTTGCTATCCTGCAACGAAGCGGTCTGTTTCTTTGGCGATTCATAACCTACGGTAATCCAACCCTCTTTAGGAAGATGAATATTGGGGTCAAGAACAAGTTCCACCTCAAATGTCGCCCTCCATTTCCATCTACCGGCAGGAATACCACTTCCCGGATGCTCCACACCTGTAATCGCGTTTATGGCGATTATCTCGGGTGAATCCGATACCACAAGCAGGTCGGTTACATCCTTGTCGCCCCCGGTGATACCTTTGGTATAATGTGCGTTTTTTGAATATGCTCCCGTGACAATATTGGCGGTCTGACCGTCAGGGACATCAAACGGGGGAAACTCCACCATTATCGCCCTCCTTGTTGTCATCGACGTTAGTTTCACGGTCGTTGTCGCCCCCTCGATGTTGGATATTTTTGCGTCATTCTCCGTACTCTCCGCCACATCGTCGCTCTCAATTTGCTCAACATCCACCGCTATATCAAGCCCCGTACCTTGCAGGGTAGGGTAGATGTCATCATTGTTGTCGAGCGTATCGGGAAGCGGTCCGTACTTGTCGAGTGACGAGCCTTTCTTTACGTATGGCGAGTAGCCGGGAAGTATCTCCACCTGTTTGTCGCCCGTAGCCGGGCTAATGGTGATTTCATCCGCCACAAACTCCACCGGTGCAAACTTCGTGTCTGTGTAGCCTTTGTGGTAAGCCCACGGAGCGTATGCGTTGCTCTCCCCTACTGACGTGTAGCCGGGATATTTGGATATATGCGCCGCCTTCCATCCCTGCACGTAGCTACGGAATGTCGCGGGCATAAGGTTTTTGAAAGGGATATTGGCAAGCTCCTCAATCCAGTCGGGGTCGGGTCGGAAGTCGGGGTTGTTCGGGTCGGCGTCCTTGAAGTAGCGCAGAGGGATGTTCGTATCGCCTCCGCGCCCTTTGAGCATGTTGCGTATCTCTTCGCTCTGCACCTGACGCTCAACTTTCAGCAGTCCGCCCTCAAAGCCGTACTCAAATATATGGTCAACCTCCGTGGTCGGATAGCCTACGCGGATTACGTAACGCTCGCCATTGTTTTGTCCCTGCCAGGCATCTTCAGCTGCCTTGATTTCCCACCTTACGCCGTACTTGTCATGGAATGCGTCAATCAGCACATTCCATATCTTCGTGTGGCTTATGGTTATGATTGTCGCCTCCTGCTTGTACTGCCATGCAGGGTTGAGGTCAATCGTTATGGTGTCGCCGTAATAATATTCAAGCACTTGCCTGAACAGCTCGCAGAAGTCGCCGAGATTGAGCTGCACGGTTGCCACTTCCTCGTCGGGAAGATACGTCCCTGCGGCTATCTGGTGAATGGTTACAAATGTCCAACGCTTAAGCTGATATATAGCCCAGTGCTGAAACGTGAGGTCAATCTGCGACTTAAGGCTTTCGTTGCCCTTGCTCCCCTGCGGTATGCGCAGAGGCATTATGTATTTCTCCCCCTGAAACTCAACCGCCCAATCATAAGAGAAGTCAGGGGTAATGTCACCATCTATCTTGACTTGGGTAGATATGGTTTTCTCGCTCATGTCAACAAGAGGCACCTGTGCATGGGTGAGTGTGGCATATTGCTTCCCGTCTTTCTTCGGGAAGTTAAGCTCTTTAATATCGGGTATCAATCTGCTTCATAGGGCAAAGGCTCTCGGCTCAGATGGTTAGACTGATTTTTCAAAATTGCATTTTGTCGGGTCGCTCACGTGGATTACAAACTCCACCTGTGCGAACTCATATCCGTTCTTGCTTTTCTTGAACTCCTTGCACTCGGCGATAGGCTCGGGCAATCCGACAATCTTGCAAGGCTTGAAGTCGTTGTAGAACGTCACTTCCTTGTAGGTGCGGATGTCGCTGTTGGTAGGCTGTGTGTAGAGTTTCTTGTTGAACGCGGCTATGATGGAATTGACGCGTTTCAGATCCTTGTCCTGCCCGTCGATGATAAACTGCACCTTGTAGTCGAAGGCATCCTGCACCGTGCGTGGGTCGATGTTGTCTCCGGCCTGCTCGGCGTAAGTCGTGACGTCGCGCTTCTTTATAGGAGCCTCCGTGCGGTTGTCGGCATCCATATAAATCAGCTTGTGCGCGGTAAAGGTGTCCTCTATCGCGCCGTCGCCTATCTTTATGCGTACGTTTATCATCGCTCAATCAATTTTATTGTCTTGCGCTTGAACACGCAATTGTCACTCTTTGCCCCCACAACCTTGCAGTCCTCGGCGATATACAGCGGCACCGCGATTGCAGGCTCGTTCTCCTGCTCGCACTCCACGCGGATTTTACATCCGTTGGCGAAATACAGCATCGGGATAACGGCATTGTCGTAGTCCATCGCAACCTTGATTGTTCCCTTGCAGTCGTGGAAGATGTAAGCCTGCAACTTGTCGAAAACTTCACCGTCGAAAGTCCTGCCGACGAATACGCCCTTGTCTTCGATGTCTGAGAACTCACGGCGCAGAAGTTTGAGACTTGGAAAGCCGCGCTCCATGCACCAGTCCGGATTTTCTACATAGAGATTAATTAGCTCGTCTCTGTCGTAGGCCCGCATCTGGGCATAGCCATCCGCGCAGATTCCTCCGCGTCGCGCATCCTCCATAAGCGTTTCTTTCAACTGCAATTCTTCCATATCGCAAAGTTAGCGATATATTGTCAATTATGCAATAGAAACTATAATTCAGCTTTATATTTTATCGGGCAATAGCATAACCTTTGGGGTGTGAAGCTCGCGCCACTTTTTGCGCAGATACTCCATCGTGCCGTTAAAGTTTGTCAGAAAGCCGTCGTTGATAAGGTCGGCAACCTTGCGCTGGAAACTGAACAGCTCACGCATCTTCTTTTCATCGCCATGCTGATTTCGTATCATCGTGGCGTGGGCGTTGAACACGCAGTAATTGATAGCCTCTGCGATTTTAGGCATTGCGGCTCTCATAAAGTCCTTGCTCACGATTTTGCTTACTGCGGCGGCAAGCTCCTTATAACTATCTCCGGCTTCATTGCGATAGGCGAGCATTTGGTCGGAAACAAATTTGAGAACGTGGTATTCAAACCGAGGGCTAAGATACATCGCGAACTTCACGAACAAAACGGGGTGAAGCCATGTCCCGCCATTCTTGCCTTTGTTGGTCTTTGAGAGCTTGTTTTTTAATTCCGTAAATTCTACGGATTTAATTCCAAGCTCATTTTCAGCGATTTCCGACATTAGGTCGGGAAGGTTGGTGCTTTTCCAAAAGTTGTCTATCTCGCGTTTGTTGTCCGGCATTGTTTCATTCCATGCCTTTGCCAATGCTGTGGCGTTGAAATAGCCGTCGGAGGTACGTTGCGCCACGTCAAACACACCCATCTTCCGTATCATCACTTGGTTTGTTTTCATATATTATAATGTATCTTTGCGTATCTATAAAAAGATACCCCCAAGCGAGGCCACTACACACTCGCAAGGGGGATTATCTCAAATAAGGTTCTGTGAGTAGTGGTTCACGGCACAAAGATAATGCTTTATTGAAAATTACGCAAACATTTCTATAATTTATCTTTAGGTTTCGGGCTGCTAATTTAAGAACGTGTTGAAGCCCGTAGTCGCGCCTTTCGTCCGCAACGCCCGTCCGAGCATGGTGTGTATCTCGGCAAGGTGCTGCTCCATCCGTGGCAGACTTGAAAGGTGCTGGTTGGCGGTCGTGAACATTTCGGTGTAATCTATCGCTCCCGTAGTGATACCCGAAGCTGTAGGCAATGCCACGCCACGCCCCTCCATAAGCGCAACCACCCTCGCAAGGTTCTCGTCTATGCGCGGAATCGGAGCGGCATAGTATAATAATGTGTTCCCGATCGCCGCAGCCGTGTTTATCTCCTCGGAAGTCGCCCCGGCTATATTTTTGGCTATGCCCGTGAAGCCCTCTGCTTTCTCACGTCCGTCATATCCCCATTTCTTTGCCCACTCCATGATGACAGCCCCGGCGGCATTGGCATCCTTAGAACCTTTGTCTGCGCTTTCCATTACTTTGCGCCAAAAGTTCTCGTCGTAGAAGTCGTCCTCATCCATCTCGTCTATCATCTTGAACGTGGGTTCCAATGCCCTCTGCATGGCTTTTGCCATAAGCGACTCCACCACCATGTTTTCTATCATCTCGTGGAACTTCTCGCTCATGGCATCAGCGGTGTTCCCGAACTCCTTGTATGCGTCAAGCCATGCCTGTGCGAAATCGCGTGCTGCGGATGTTAGGTCTGTGCCGAGCATCCGCTCCGCTATCTTGCCTTGCATGTCGGCTATCTGGTCGCCGATGTCGCGGGCTTTGTTAAGGAACTCCTGCGCCTTTTCCTCGTCAGCCTTTTTCCCTTTTGACATCTCCGCCTCATATTGCTTCATATAGGCTTGCTGTTGCGCAAGGAGTATCTTCTGCTGCTGTTTCTGATTCGCTACATAATCAGACCCGAACACCTTGTCAGCTGCTTTCTCCAACCGCCCGTAGGTGTATTCAAGCTGATCGAGAAGATTTTGCTGACGCTCAATCTCCTTGTTGGCCTTGCGGACTTTTGAACCGCTTATCCAAGATGCAATGGCACTTCCTACCGCCAATACTCCTGCGGCAATGGCTATATACGGATTCGATTCAGCTATTGCGTTGAATATGGCTTGTGCGGTGGCGGCGGCGTTTATCGCCGTGCTCATAGTTTGCAGAGAGCTGATTGCTGAATCGAATACAAGTCCGGCGGCTGAATCCTCAGATATGCCGAGCAAGTCTTTTATTTCGCTAAGCTCCCCTGCGAGTTGGTCTGCGGTTGAAGCTACTTTTTGCAAGTCTTTGAAAAACTTTGTTGTGGCTTTTTTCTGCTTGTCCTGCTCGCCCGTAACTTTTTGTTCGGCTTTCTTCACCTTATCAGCGGCTTTTGCTTTTGCCTGCTCTGCTTTGGCCACATTTGCAGTGGCTGTATTTAGCCGCAACTCAGCCGCAACAATCTGATTCTCGGTTGCAAGTTCATTGTTTTTAAGGTCGTTCAGCACTCGCTGGGCTTCTACTTTCTCATCTTCGGCTGTGGCAATATCCTCGTCAAGTTGAGGAAGCTGCGCCTGATACTCCGCCTCGGCTGCTGTTAGTTCCTGCTTGGCGATTTTGAGATTCTTGATTGCAGCGATGTAGTCGCTGACAGACTGAATCATATCGTTGCCGAATCCTCGCCCGCTTATCTGCTCGTCTATGTCCTCCATAGCCTTGACAAGCGTTTTCATGTTCTCCGGCGAAAGATTCTGATTGGTGTCTATCAACGCTTGCATTTCAGCGCGCAAGCGTTTAAGTGAGCTTGTGGCTACATTGTCAAGATTCTCAAATATCTTGATATAGTCCTCGCTCTTGGTGAACTCCTCGAAATTTACCTTTGCCAAATCCTCGTCTTGCTTTCTCTGACTTTGAGCCGCAAGGCGGTCTTTCTCCTCCTGCGGAAGATTCGACTTGTATATCTCGGCTCTGCGCTGTGTCTCGCGGCTGATTATGTCCGTGCGCTGCTCCTCATAGTCTTTGGCTTTTGCAAGCTCTTTCTCCCATGTGGTGATATTGGAGGCGGCGGTTTTCTGCCCCTCATTGACTATGTTTTCTGCCGTGCTGCGGTTCTTATCGATGATTTGGTCTTGATACTTGTCGTATATGTCGGCTAGAGCCTTGTAGTTGATGCGCTGATTCGTCATGTCAAATACGGGAGAAAGGTCGATTTCGACATCTTTGTTCCCGCTCTTGAACACTTCCCGAATCTGCTTAACAGCGTCCTCAAACAATTCCTCGCCCGTTGAGCCGTAGATGCTCAAAGATACGCGGGTTGCCAGTTCTATATCCCCCGTCATCCCGAGTATCTTCTCATAAAACTCCTTCGCCGTCTTGGTGCGGGAAATGCGGTCGGAAAGAGCCTTTAGTTTTTTCTCCAACGCCTTTTGTAGAGAGTTAAGGTCTACATCCTCCAACTGCGCCACAGCCTCGTCTATCTCCTTGCCGATATTGGGGAAGAGCGGTTTGCCTTTCTTGTCGCGGAGCTTCTGCAACTCTTTCATCTTGTCGATGAAGTGCTGCATGTTTGATTTCAGATTCTCGTCGGTGAAAGGCAGTTCAAACTCAAAACCGTACTTTCCTGCGCGGTCTTGAAGCGTCTTGATTGTATTGGAGTATATTTCTTGTATCTTCTCGGCAGCCTTTGTCGCCCCAATCTGTTTCTCCAACTTGTGATACTCGTCGTAGAGCTTCTTGGTGAGCGAGATTTCCTCTTTCAGATTTTGCAGACGGGGGTCGGAGGTGCGACCGCCTTTGTTCTTTTTCTCATCAGGGTCATAGAACTCCTTGAATGTATTAAAAAGAGTTGTGAGCTGTTCAAGTTTTTTCTCGGATTCATCAATCTTTATATCTGTAAGGGGATTCATCAAACGCGCAAGCAATCCCCATTTAGCGGTTTTCTCACGCTCTTGGCGAAGTTCCTTTAACTTCTGCTTTTCCGATTCCATCTCATCCTTGATGCGAGTGACGTAGGTTTTCCAGTCTTCGCCAGATTGCATAAGGAATCGGCTCATTTTATTGATATTCCCATGAGCATCCGTTACAATCTGATAGCCTTTCTCACGAGCCAACTGAACTTTACTGTCCGCCGGAATAACATTTCCCCATTCCTTTTGCAGTGCTTTTAGTCGCATGGTAAGGTCGGGATATTTGTCGCCCACCGCTTTGATTATCGCGTCAAAATTGACCTTTGTTATATCCATAAGGTCATTAGGATTAACGCTATCTACGAGATGCAGCCATTCGGGTTGAAGCTCCACCGCCTTTTCTTGAATAGCCTTTTTCATGTCCTCATCGTTTAAGATAAGGTCGCGGACTCGTTTCATCGCAGCATTAGCCTGCATCTGCTGATAAAGGAATGTATTAGCATCTACGGCACGACCATCGGAATACCGATAAGTGGTATTTTGAAGCGACTCTTTGGTTTGTTTGATTTTCTTGTCAAATTCACCGAGCTGCCCCGTTGCCTCACGGTATTCCTCATTCATCCCCCTTATCTCATCTGCTTGGTCTGCATAGGCTTCTGTTAAAGCCGTAATGTTCGCAAAGCCGGTATTGCTGCCAAAAATATCTCGCTGAGTAAATTCAAATTCTTTTTTCCAAATCTTAGCTATCAGCTTTGTATCATCAACTCCGGCTTCCAGCATAGCCTCCCTGAATTTCTGATAAGTACTCTTGCCCGCTTGGGGTGCCAACTTCTCAAAAGCGGAAAAAAATCTTCCCACTTCCGTAGCAGACAATCCTTGGTCGTAGAGCCTTTCTCGCACGTCATTTTGTGCGTCTCTAATCTTCGTGCCGTAATATTCAAATATGGCACTTTCTGCTTTCTGACGTTGCTGTTCTGCAATATATTCTTTGATGGATTGTGTCAGTTCGTCATAACCGTCTTTCATCCGAGATAAATTCTCGATGGTAAGAGATTCTTGGGGAAGAATGTCTTTGTAAGTACGATTAAGCTCATCAAGCGCATCTTTTTGTTCCTTGCTTCCGTTAGCAGCTTTAACAGCTTTATCTGCAAGAAACTCAAAATTGCGCACACTTTGGTCTTGAAGCGTGGCAGTCTCGGTGTATATGGAATCTAACTCTCTTTTGAGTTTGCGGAAGTTGGTTATCGCTTCTGAAGTTTTATATATAAAGTCTATTAAAAAGGAGACCAATATGCCCATACCAATTCCTTTCAGAGCCGACTTGCCCAAAGACATGAACCCCATTTTAAGTTTGCTCTGCGCGGTGGCGTTTTTCTGTGCGGCTATTGCGGCGGCTTCGTCCGCTTTTGCTTTTGCAAGGCTTGAACGTGCCGCGTTTTGTGCCGCAACGTCAGTGCCTTTCATAGCGGTTGCGAGTTTTGCTTCCGCGATAATGCGCTCATTTGTTGCCGCAGTAACTGTTTTGGCAAGCGAGGTTGTTGCCATCTTCATAGCTCCCATAGCAGCCACAGCGGGAAGAATAGTGGTCGCCGCTGTAAGTCCAACCGCTTTCCAGTTTCGCATCAATTCGGTGAGCATTTGGATTGCTTCTTTCATGCCCTCATTGACAATACCCGTGTTGCCAATCTGCTCGTACATCACGGAAGCGGCATCTCCCAATTTTTGCCACAAGCCGTATAAGGTGTTACCTTGCTGTATCTGCATATTGTAAAACATACCTCCGGCATCCGTCATGTCGTAAAGCACCTCCTTTACCAACTCCCAAGAGATAGCTCGTTTTGAAATCATATCCATGACCTCTGCCGTAGATACCATCTCGCCGTTCATCTTGGAAAGTTTGATAGATAGTTCCTCCAACAATGGCACTCCCAATTCTGTAAATTGCTTGAGTTCACTTGCGCGCAGGTAGGTGGCTGTTCTCGTCTGACCGGCGGCAAGCACAATGCGTTGATAATCAACGCCTAATCCAACTGAAATATCGGCAAAGCGTTTTGTCATTTCAAACAGCTCGTCATACTCAATTTTGTATGCCGCGAGTTGCTTAGTGTATCTCGTCATGTCAAGAATCGACAATGGCGAGTTAAGCGCAAATTGTTTGATTTGCGAAAATATCTGCTCTCCTTTATTCGCATCCTGCAAAATCGCGCCGAGCGACACTCTTTGCAATTCAAACTGTGCGGTTACTTCTCTTACCGATGTAAGGAAATTGCCGACCATTGAAAATGACGCATATATAGCCATCTTCTTAATAAGTCGTTCAAGATAGCCGCTTTGGGCGCTATATGCTTTTGATGTTCTGTCAGCCTGTTGCGCCGCCCTCTGTTGCGACAATATCAGACGCCCCCCTGCTTGTCTTACACGCTCCTGCGACAGACGGAGTTTTTCATCTGCTTGCGCCACATCCTTTCGCAGTTTAGCGGCTTTAGCCATCTGCAACTCCGGCAACTCAATCCCCTTGAACTTCTGAATCTTCTCCATGATACGGGCAAGCTCTTTCAGCTCGCGCACCAAGTCCCTGATAACGGTCTTGTTCTCGGGGGTAAGTGGTGTTATCTTTAACTCCGCAAGCCGCCTCTTGACATCATCAAGATTGTCAAACGCCTTGGTGTCAAATTTCAATTTGACATTCAACGTCCGTTTCTGAATAGCTTTCTCCAACTTGTCGGCATACTTGCCGTCCCAGTCTTTAATCGCTGCCTCTACTCCTTTTTCAAGGTCGAATACTATCGGGAATCTTAAATTTTCCGCCATTGCTATAAGATTATCTTGTTATGAACAGAGTTGCATTGCTCCGCAGGAATTTGTAACTTTGCGCAAAAATCTGTGTATTATGGATGAAAAGCCTAAATCGGGATATGACCGATACAACGAATTGATTGAAAAGAAAGAATCGCGAAGCGACCTTAACATCGTCCCCAAAGCCATAGGAATAATGGGCGCGATTTGCCTTATAGGGGGAGTATTGTCAATTTTTAGCAAGCTGTTTACACTCGTAGAGTCCATTGCCATTATCGAAGGGTCATTCTTCCTTTTCGGCTTCTCAATCATCGTCAAAGCCGCCTGCAAGTACCTCGACAAACAATAAGAGGGTGTTCTTTCCATATCAATTCGTATAAAAACCACAAGAGCCGACCACCCTTTCGGGTAATCGGCTCTTGGCTCTATGATGCAAATATAGCGTTTTATCATCAATTACACAATAATATCTATAATTTAACTTTATATTATAGCTAATTTGCTGTTCTAAAACATGTTAAAATTGCCGCTGTTCCTTTTGCTGCCGAAGATATTATTGCTAATTTTGTTGTTGTTAATAGTAGACTAAGTGCTGTAATTGGAACTGCGGCACGTGTTTCTATAACTACTGGAGAGCATTATGAATTTGCTCTTTGGATTAAATGTAACCCCAAGCCTCAGAGCTTATGATACTTCTCGGCGTACAAGAAAAATTTTACAACTTATTGGAGAACCATTTTGGCGAAACCTTTGCCGTTTGCGTTCTTATTGTTGCAGCAATTCTTACGGGCTTAATATGGCTTTCAATATGGCTTTATAAGGTAGTCCACCTCAAAAAAGACATAGAAAAATTACCATGTGCCGAGCATAAATCCAAATTAGAACGCGTTATTGCCGTAGAGACAAAAATTGATGCACTACCATGCTCAGAACACATGGAGCAGATAAGACATCACGCAGAAGGACATAATTCTGTTTTGACGCGTCTTGGATCAATTGACACGACATTGTTGTTTTTACAAAAAGGAATTGACGGACTTAATCAATCTTTGCAAAAAGGCAATCAGATTATAACTGATAGTTTCACTCAATCCCATAGTCCATTGTCAATAACCCCAAAAGGATATGAAATGGTCAACCGAATGGGTATTTCGGAAATGTTTGATAGTAATTGGAAGCGAATAAAAGCGTTGATAGATGCGGAAAACGAAAGCCGCAATCCATACGACATTCAGCAATTTTGCATACAGCAAGCCGTTGTATTCCCCGAAAAATTTCTATCGGAAGCTGAATTGGATAAAATAAAGATAGACGCATACAACACAGGCAACCCTTTGCTTTCATATATGAGGGTGATTGCGGTTATGGCTCGTGACCGATATTTTGAAGAAAACGACATTGATGTTTCAGAGGTTGACGCAAACGACCCAACAAAATAAATAACTTACTCATAATAGGGGCGACGCATCACCGTGTCGCCCTTTTCTTTTCCTCCGCCATCACCTCGGCTTGAAGCTCCTCCGGCGAGAGCGTTTTCTTCACGCTCTTGACCCGACCGAAACCGAATCTGTCCATCATCCCCTGTGTGCGCTTCTCCTTCTGCTCCTGCGTCTCGTTGCGCCGTGCGGTCTCTTTCACCGCCTCGTAGTCGTAATCGTAATAACCCTTGTCGAGCAGCATAAACGTGATGTAATTCTCGGTATCTAAATACCAATACCGCAGCCACGACCAAAAGCCGTAATTGCCGTAGACCGCCTTTATCTTCTCGTTATCGGTCGCCTCGGCGAAAAGACTCCCTACTTGCTGTCCTCCCCCTTTTTCTTCGTAGCGTCCTGAGCCGCTTGCGCCTCCGCCGCCCTCCATCTTTTCAGCGTCTCTCTTACGCCGTCGCCAATTGGTTTCATAGAGAGCGCGAGTTGATGCTTTGTATTTTCCCAATTGGCTAAAGAAAAACCCACTTCTTCATCGTTGAGGGCGGCATTGTTGATTGTGGCAGTGTGTTCTTCGTAGCGGAGCATAAGCCTCCGCCATGTCAGGGCGAAAAGGAACGGGACAAACAGTGCCCGGTTGCCTAACAGATAGTAGGCGGCTGTCTTTGCGTGGAGCGTGTCGAGCTTGCGCTGTATCTTCTTTGCCTTGCGAAGCGGCATTGCTTCTTTCTGCTTGCCCGATAGCGCGTAAGCTTCAAGCTCGAGAGTATGGATGCGCTCTCTCACTTTCTTGCTCACCTGCCTCACGGTATAGGTCTTGCCCCCGACGGCTATCACCCTCGGAAAGCCGTGCTTGATATGCTCCCTCGCCGCCACCATTCTGTCAAGCTCCTCGTCGGTAAGCTCCCGCGGCCTCTCCTTATCCTCTGCCATTGTCATTCTGTTTGTTTTCTGCCCCGAGCTTCAGCTCGGAAATCATTAAAAGGGGCGGCAAAAAGCTACCGCCCCTCGATGAAAAGACCGTTATGGGTTACGCGCCGGTTTCCGCCTTGGGTTTGCCCTTGCCCATCATGAACGTACCGCAAGTCTCCGTGTCGATATACTCCGCGGTGGCGGTGATGTGCAGTCGCCACAGCTTGCTGTCGAGCGAGAGATTGCCGACAATCTTCGCTTTCGGAAAAAGAATCCACTTGTTTGCCTCGTCGTTGAAAATCGCGATAGGCGCGGTAGTAACGGGAAGTTCCACAAACTTCATCACGTTTGCGAGCGATTCGATTGATGCCGAAGTGCCGGGAGTGGCAACCTTGGTCGCCTTCATGATTGCCTCCGCCATCTCCTCCGAAAGGTCGGCGATGTCGCAAGAGAACGCGTAAGTGCCCGCGGTCACGGTCGATACAATCGGATCGCCCTGCTCGTCCTTGATTACGTCGATGGTTGGCTCGTCGCCGTCCCACGATGTCGAATCCTCCACCACCTGACCGAGCGACATCCCGCTCGCGGTCACGTCGGCAAAGGAGGTGCTTTCGGTGTAGCCGCCGGTAGGCGCGTCGAAAAGCACGATGTCACTCTGTCCGTTGAAAACCTCGGTGACTTTTCTTGGTTTGATTCCTGCCATTGTTATATGGTTTTAATTGTTGATAAATTCGTCTGTCACATGCCACTCCACGTTGAGTATCGTAGTGGAGTAGCCGGTAGTGAGATTTGTCGTTGTCGGGGTAATCACGTTTGTGGGGTCGAAAGTGAACACGAAGCCCTGCGACACCTTGCGGTGAACGAGCGGAGCGACCTGCGAGAGTATCCTGCGGACTCTTGCCGTATTCACAGTCTGCCCGTCGCGTGTGCTGTTAAGCAACTTACAGCTAACTATCAGCATCAAGTTCCCCTTGAATAGCGCAGGGTCTTCGGTAAGTGACTGCGCCCCACCGTTCCATGTTACACTTAGGAAAGCATCATCCAATCCCTTGCTCGGCTGTTTGCCATCTGCATACGCTTTTAAGGCAAGGACGGCTACATCTCCCACGTGTTCCAAAGTCACCTTGCCGTCAAGCAAGGCGGCGAGTGCCACGTCGGGATTGAGGTCTGCGATTGTGCTCATGCCGTTATCGGTTGAAGTCCTGAAATCACATCGTTAAGCAAAGTCTGTTTCAACGTCTCAAAGAAGTTTACGCCTCGCCCTATCTTGGAGCCTTGCGTATTTATCTTGTAGGCGTATGGCACAGTAGAGAAAAGCACTATCCATATCCCCTTGGAGAACTGCGTCGCCCCGTCGGAAATAGCCGCTTGCAGCAGAGGTGAGCCGAATATACCTTTCACACCGCCGTCCGATTGCGCCTTTGTCGCTCTTGCCGTCGGTATAAAGTGCTGGATTGCTCCGTCGGCATACACGCCCACACCCGTAGCATCGTGTAAGTTGGCGGTATCTACCGGAAACTGCGTCGTACCGTCGGGCATTACGAAACTTCCGTCTATTACACCTACAAGCGTCTGAGCCACACTTTTCAGCATAGCCACAAGTTTAGCCTTGATAACACGCTCTGCGTATTGCTCAACGCCAACCTTGAAAACCTTGCTGTTATGTGCCGTGTAACCGCTCATTTCTCTACGCTCTGCTTTATCTCAACCTCCGTCACATAGTCGCCCGTGAGGTCAAGGGGCAAGTCATTTACAGACTTTACAACTCCCTTGCGGATGCGCCCTGCCTCGGTGGTTACGACTATATCGTCATTGGATTCCACCGCCACGAAACGAGGAAGATACACTTTGTCGTTGTATGTCATTATCTTGTTGAAGGATTGCCCTCCGCCTTGAAAATCACACTTATCATTGTATATCTCCTCGCAGATGGGGTTGTCCCATTCGTCCGTAGCTTCGGAAGCTCGGGTGATTATGCAATGGTCGTTGTAGCTCAGTTCGCTCATCGCCAGCCTCCTTTCGTGCGTAGGTTCGTAGCGTCAAACATACCTCCGCTGTCGGTCACTTCCTCGTCCACCTCCGCGCCAAGCTCCCTGCGCAACTTGTCGCCAAGTGCGCGGAAAGCCTCGCGGTCTTTGGTGGTGAGGGGGTAGCCTCCGATGGAGATTTGTCTGTTGCCGCGCTTCTCACTTTTCGTGCCGCCTGTGATTGCCGCCGACATCGAGTAGTAGAGGGTAGAGAGTGCGTAGTTTAGCGACTTGGCAAACGTCTCGTCCATCACGCCATCCACGATGTAGCTTTCCACCTCGTCGGTCAGCGTAACGGGAGCGATAGCCGTCGGTTTTGCCATAATCGGGGACAAAGCAGCCGATTCAAGCACACTGCGCTCAATCTGCGTGCCTATTCCCTGAAACTGTCCTCTTAGCCAATTCTCTACCGTCATACTCTTCTCTCACTTAGGATTTGGTGTAGTAGGTCTTGCCCGACTGCACGGTGGTGTCCTCGGTCAGCACATAGCTGTCGCCTACTTTCTCATAGTAACCCTGCGTCTTGGGGTTGCCGGTGGGAGAAGTCACTGCGGTGTAGGTGACGGTAGTGCCACTCACCTCGTAGTAGAACATCTTCTTCGGCACGGTAGGCACGGCAAGGCAAGTCAGCTCGGACTTCCACTTCTGAGTGCGGTTATCCTTGTCGTAGATATACTCGATGATACCCTTGCCGTCGAAAATGTCGCCGAAGATGGCGGATTTGTCGGGGCGCACGGGTGCCACGTTGTAAATCTGTCCGATGATGCCCGAGGGACGCACGAGAATCACATCTTCGTCGTAGGGCGAAATCGGTGCGACATCGTAGTTCTTGTTTGTGGAGTTGAATGTCTCCTGACCTACCACATTGGTATGCACAATCAGCGCGTCAGCACCGATGGCAGTCTGAATGAATGTCTTGGCGTAGTCGATGCCGTTCGTGAGAATCTTTTCCCATCCTGCGGTCTGTGCTGCTGCCTGGTCTTTCTGATTGGAAAGCGAAAGCGTGCGTTCTCCGGCGAAGCCGATACGCTGCAACACTTTGGGGTGCTTCATCAGACGGAGATAGGTGGCGTTATCCATCTCAACGACCACGTTGGTGTAACCGCGATATTTGTCGGTCTTGAGGTCGTAGATTTTCTCCATCAGCACCTGAATGGGGTCGATGGTAGTGACGTAGGTAACATTACCCGATGCGTCCACGCTATACCAGCTCTCTTTCTTGATGTTGGCTTCGGGGATGTGCGACTTATAAGTCACGCCCTGCAAGCCTCCGGGGTTGTTTGCCGCGGTCAGCGTAAGTTCGCGCTTGAACTTCATCTGACCTACCTGATAGGTAACTGAGTTGCGGTGACGGTCGGGGAACTGCTTCATGCGGTCGAAAAGACGGTTCCACAGATACTCCTTGATGGAGTTTTCGGGGATTTCGCCTCTGAGTGCGCCGAGTGTCGCGGCTTTGTTCGCCTCTATGAGTTCCTTGCGGTAGTCCTCCTCGCCATACACCTCTAACCATTTCTGACGTGGAATCGAGCCGGTGTATTTCTTAAGCGTGGTCTTGCGCCCACGGGGAGTCGGGTCTGAGTAGAGGTCTACATAAGTAGCCATTGCGCTCAGTATGCCCTCACCCTCTAAAAACTCATAGTCGAAGTCAATCTGAGGGTCAGCCCACTCAAAGCCTTCGATGTCCAGCCCCTCTGTTTCGCGGTCTTTCAGCGCGGACTCGTAGTAGGTCTGGAATGTCTTGTGTGACGCGAGGCCGAGAGTTCCAGCCAAGTCGTCAAGTCCTAAAAATCTTGTGTCCATTGCTTACGATTCTTTGATGAAAGTGATTGCGCCTTTGAGGGCGGTTTTCTGTGCGGTTGTATAAGCTGTGCCTGAATAGCGGTCTTCAAGGATGCGGCCGCGAGTTACGATGGTGAGGGTGCAGAAGTCTGCGCCCATCGTTACATCGTCAAGGGTCAGACCGATAGGGGCCGAGCCGTTGAGTGTGGCTTCGCCGCCGGGCTTGCTTACCGAAATCGGGGTGCCAGCAGGGATAACCTTGCCCTCGGGATAGCTGTCCGATTTTTTCAGCACCGCGCCTGAGGGGTAGCGTTCGTACACGTCAAGCCAAAGCACCACTCTTTCGACCTCTACGGGTCCGGCAGATGTATTCCCGAAGGAATGTCCGTAATTTGCCATGATTTGTCGGTGTTAAGTTAAACTTGGGTTAATTCTCGGCAATCGTCACTCCTTGCCCTGCACTCGCCCTGACTTCTGATAGATTTTCATTACCTCGGTCATGTCGAGTTCTGCTTCGCCTCCCGCGCCGCCGTCGCTCTGGAACGGCTTGGTGGTGTCAATGCCTTTCTTGCTCACGCGCTCGTTGAAAGTTTCCTTGTATTTCGCTGTGAGCTGTTCGGCTGTCCACGTCTTGCCGATGCCGTTGTAGATACCCATTGCCATGTTGTAGGCATACTCGCTTTCGTCGGGATAGCCTTTCGCATAGTCCCATGTGGCTTTCAGCTCTTCAAGAGCGGCTACTGCCGATTTCTGCGACTGTGCTGTCTCAAAGTTGTTCAGACGCTCGGTTATCGGATTCAGCTTCTTGTCAAGAGCCGCCTCGATAAGAGCCGCGATGTCGGGAGTGTCCTGCGGTTTCGGTTCGGGATTGGATTCGGGTGGTTGGTTGCCGGTGTCAGAGGGTTTCGGAGTAGGCTCGGGCTTCGGTTTGTTCTCGAAAGCACGGAGCTTGTCGTTCACGCTCTGATACGATTTGAGCAGATTGAGTGTGTTTTCGCTGTTGACGAAGCCCTCAATCGCGCTCTCGTCTGTGATGAAAGTTTCTACGGAAGCGGCTACCCTTTCAAATACCTCGTCACCAATACCCAGCTGTAACTGCCCGAGTTCCTTGTTTGCCCTCGTTCCGTACTTCTGTTTAAGTGCTTCCTTGATTTTTTGCTTCATTATCAATGAATTGTGGTTAAACAAAAAGAGCCGACTATCCCGTGAAGGACAATCGGCTCTGTGGCTCTAATTCTATTTGTGGCGCGGGACGGACTCGAACCGCCGACCTTTGGGATATGAACCCAACGAGCTACCGCTGCTCTACCGCGCTATGCCTAAAAACCAACAGAGCCGACAAATGCATCGCTGCATCCATCGGCTCTGTGGCTCTGTGGTTAACAATCTTTTTTACCTGTCGAGGCTGTACTTCCGTAGGTCTATCGGTATCTCTTTACCGCATTTCTTACAGAATAGATAGACCGTGCCGCGCCCTACCAAATCCTCGTACTTGGCAAGCAATTTCGGCTTGCGACCTAATTCCGCACATCGCGGGCAATATATTCCTGCCTTCATACAATTTTCTTCTGCGTGCAAATATAATATTATTTAGTAGATTATACAAGAAAAACTATAAAATAACTTTAGATTTTATTATCTTTGCACCATAATCAGAGCCGCAGAGCCACTTGACCCCATCGGGACAGGTGGCTTTCGCGGTTTTTAAGCATCCGTGAGTATGAAAATCAATTACAGCGATACAGAGATATAATGTTCAGACTGCTCAATTCTGACATACAATTTCCGGCACTCTATCCCCGCGTAGAGCGCAAACTTGCCACGGTCAAAAGCAAGAGCAAAACGATTGTGGGAGGGTTTGAGTTGCGCCATAAAATAGACTACATTCCGCAGGTGGGGCTTCAGGAGAATGTATGCGCCTCGGAGTGTAATCTTGTGTTTATGTGCGGACAAGGCACGTCGGGCAAGACTTTCTCCATGTACCTTAAAGCACTTTCAGGCGTAGACAAGCAGGATTTCAAGGCTCGTCTTATCTCCGTCCGTGCATTGGACTCCAAAAAAGGTTCGTCAATTTTCACGGACGGTGTAAAGGTCTGCGGAGGCTTTGCTGGATGTCAAGCAAGTTCATCAGATATTCCCTCGTTTGTATGGCCGCAATGGAACTCAAACCTCCAGCTCATACACTCAAATTTCAACTACGCCAATCCCGACGAAAAAAAGCTGTTTGAGGACTACGCCAAGAAAAATCAAGCTTCGCTGATAATGATTGACGAGGCGACCGAAATGAATCACTTCGGCATGTTCTCGTTTTGGTTCATGCGTAACCGCGATGATTCGGGTATGATTCCGCAGATGATTCTCTCGTTCAACCCTCTACATGAGCATTGGACTACGGAAATGTTACGTGACGCAGGCTATCTCGGAGCGGACTGGTATCTGCGCAGGGATATGATCGGCAAGATACGCTATTTCTATGTTAAGGGTGACACTCCGGCTGAAATTATTTGGGGCGACACGCGCGAGGAAGTTGTAGAGAAAGCCAATCCCCGAATATCGCAGGAGGACAGAGAGGCGGGACTTACCGAAGCCGATATGGTGAAATCGTTTACCGTGTTTACCGGCACTGCCGCAGATAACCGCGAGCTTGTAAACGCCACAGGTGGTCAGTCAGTCGCCAACCTCCACGCTGTCGGCGGAACACAACGCGCCATTGTCGGAGAGGCATACTTCGGTCCGGTGGAAAACGAAGAAATCAACGTAAGCCGCTCAATGATCCATTCGTTGTGGGAAAACCCGATTGGCAGCAAGGATGCTAACGTATATGCCACAATGGATATTTCCAAAGGAGGCGTTGATTCCGACGGCTGCCCCTGCATCATTTGGAAAGGCTTGCAGATAATAGCCATTGAGTTTTTCCGAAAAGACACCGAATCCGAGGAAACACATCAGTTGGAGAATTTCATAAACGGCATACTCTTTCGCTACAACATACCAATCTCAAACTTCGCCTACGATGCAAACGGCATTGGCGGTCTGATTGAGGACTTCCTAAAAAAGGGGGCGAGAGGCATTAGCGGTCAAGGACGGGTAGAACAGGAGTATGACGAGAATGGTAATCAGGTAACGGTAGCGAGATATTTCAACCTCCGCTCGCAACTTCTCGGTAAGACAGAGATAATGCTGAAAAAGGGAGAAATCTCCGCTGGCGTAAGCAAAGACCTTGTAATCCCCTACGGCAAGAAAGGACAACGCCGCCGTCTAATCGACGTGCTTTTCGATGAAATCAACGTGTTCATCACAACCGACCGCAACGGCAAAATCTACTACCGCAAGAAAGAGGAATACAAGGACAAATTCAAGTCCTCGCCCGACCTAATGGACGCTATTTCCTACCGGGCAATCTTTGAACTCGACACACGCGAGAGGAAACAACCCACTCCACAAGTCGCCTCGGACGCATACGACGCGCTCTATCAAAATATAAACTACGGATGGGGAAGCCGACGGATTCATAGATAATTCAAAATTCAACAAATATGAACAAACTCGATGTAAACATTAGCCAACATCTTAAAAAGCAATACTGGAAACGCCGCGTGGTAGGCGATTTGCCCGTGCCACCACCGACCGACAACGGACACTATGAATTTCCAGTCAACGAGCCAGCGGGTGTAAATTTCCGCTATCTCTCGCAGGAGGACTTTATGAGGGAAATAGAGCCATCGGCTCACGACATAAATTCAAAATACCAAAGCACTCGCCCTATCCGAGAGTTATTCGATGTCAAAGACGCAGAGGGGCAACCGATACTTGATAAAGACGGCAACCCCAAAAAGGAGTGGCGCATTGTAGGATTCGACGATTTGGAAACCACTCGCTACGGCTTGCAGAAACGAATTGCCCTCACCAAAGCCGCACATTTCGCCGGAGAGGGATGGGGAATCTACAATGAGCAATCCGATACATCAAAAGAAGCTCACGAACGTTTCGACCGCCTGAACTCATGGAAAGATGTTGCGGGATATGACAATCTGTTTATGGAAGCGGCTCTTTCCTGCTTTCAGACCGGCGACTTCGGGTGCTACCCCTATGTTACCCCCGACGGCTCTATCGAATATATGTCATATTCCTACCTCGACGGCTACGAGATATTCCCGGACATTGACGAGAACCGCAATGAAGCTTTCTATGTATCGTATTCCCTCAAAGGTCGCCCGGCGGTTGATGTATTTAAGGTTGACGCAATCGAGACATGGGTTCAGGCAGATTTGACAAACACCGAAAACAGCGGAGTGCAGTCATGGTTCAGCAAGGTAAAAAATTGGTTCAAGAGTCGCGACTTCGCCGTGAGCGAGGACGGTTGGCATCGAGTAGCCCGGCGTGAGACGCAGACGCCCGCCGGATTGGGGCAATTTATTTATTGGCGCATACCCGATATTCCCAGCGGTGTGGCTCAGGAAGATATATCGGCGTTGGAACGTACTGCGTCTTACGTTGCCGAGGGTGTCAAGGCTACGACATTCGACACACTATTCATTAAGGCAACAAAAATAAAGAACTTGCCCGGCATAGGCGGCGCAGGAAATGTGATTGGCGTGGAGGGCGATGTGGATTCCGTCAAAGCCGCCGACGCCAAACGCATCGCTCCGAGCGATGTTTCCAACGTCGCTACAATCGACATCAAAGAGAAAAAGGATAGCATACTTCACTCAACACTCTCCGTCATCGTTGATCCAGAAGTGCTTCGCAGTGGAGCCGATTCGGGGGCAGCCATGAAACTCTGTTTCAACGATGAAGTGAAGTGGTGTATGACAATGCAGCCTCACTTCTACAAGCCGCTCAAAAAACTTGTCGCAATTCACAAGGCGCTCGTAGCTAAAATCGAGGGCGACGGCGAGTATATGAAAATACGTTGTTCTGTCGGTATGAACATTTGGATTCCCCAGAACTTCAGTGAAAATGTCGAAAATGTCTGCAAGCTCAAATACGCGGCTATTCTCTCCGCTGAAAATTCACGCCATGAACTCGACATCAACTACCCAGACGATATGAATATTATCCGTAAGGAAGTTGAGGAAGATTTATACCAAAAGACTTTCGTGCCACTTAAAGCCAAGTATGAGGCAGAAAAAAAGTATGGCATTGCAGATGTGGCTGACGATGTGATTGTCAGTGAAAAGGACGATGCAAACCCCGATAAACCGCAAGACCAATCAAGGCAAGGCGTGACGAACCAAGCTACGAGACGTTAGAAAGGACATGGCCGAATAAGCAAAGGGCGCAAGGTCAATCCCTGCGCCCTCGTTTCTGTTCCTACGCTTGGCAGATCAGAACGGTAATGGGCCTCCCATGCTGTCCGTCGGTGCTTGTGCCTGCTGATAGACGGGCTGCTGAGGCACAGGTTGCGCACCTTGACGCTCCACTTTCCATGCGTTCAGCTGGGTGAACCACCTGCCGTTCCATTCGCGGCTTTCCGCGTCGAAAGACACTTTCACTTCCTCGCCGACATTCGGGCACTCGTTCACCTTGTCGCCGAAAAGCTGCATACACACTTTCTTCGGGTATTGCCCTGCGGTTTCGATTACGAACTCCCTTTTCTGAAAGGCTTTGCCCGATTTGCTTGTGCCGCTTACCAAATCTAAGACAGCAACTGTTTTTCCTTGTAATTCCATATATTTGTTGATTAATTCTCAATTTTATTATTCAGAATATCCTCCATGCGAACATCATTCTTGCTATCAAGTTCCTCTATCACGTTTTGCGGTATATCGAGCAACTTGCAGGGGTCGTATTTGAAGCCTCGTTCCTCCGCATAAGCCTTTGCCCGACAATAGGAACAATCATCAAACACGCGCCCCTCCAATATCTGCGTTTCTACAAACGCACGATACCGACATTCTGACTTACAACGAGCCATAAGTACCCTTACGGGCTTTATCTGCTGTTCCTCGTCCTCCTTAATCAGTTTCAGCTTAACAGCAATATCCGCAATCAGCTTAATCGTTTCGGGGTCTAAATCCTCGCCCTTTTCCATAAGCGAAAGCGCACGATTCACAAGCACTTTGAGAGCGTTATCCTTGCGGGAGTCATTGATAACATCGCTTGTTGCAATCTTTACCGTCCCCTTTGTCAATGCCTCCAAATGCGCCCTCATAGCATCCATATATGCTATGTTGTTCGGGTGCGAGAAAAACATCCGGCACTCACTTTGTCCCGCCTTATTCAGTTTTCCGTTCTTATCAAGCAAGTGGCGATTGAACAAAGCATAAGCCGCCGAATTGGAGCAACCGTAGAGAACTACATACGACATCATATCCTTTTCCGCCTTAGTTTGCTTGAAATCGTCGTTGTTAGCCGGACGGTGGAACTGTATCTTTTCTGTTTCTGCCATATCACTTCATTTTACGTAACTGATAAATCGACGCATCGAGAACGCGCCCGATAACATAAGGCGACGGCATGGTGATATTCGCCCCTCTGCGCCACTTCTGAATGTAGTGCAACGCCTTGGCAATCTCGCTCGGCTTTAATTTTGTGTGGTCTAACTCGCATTGGTCGCCGCAATACGTACTGTGTCCGACAAGCTCGCAATATCCGAAGCCGTCCGAACATTCAGGGTCGCGGAAACAACAACCGTTACCACAGCACGGTATTCTACAATCGCTCATATCGCTTCACTTGCTTTATATACACATCTTACTTTTATCCCATAGATAGCCCTCATCATCTTGACCTTTAAGACAAATTCTTTCGGCAGCATTTTCGGGCTTATCTTCACATCTTCAATAATACGCTCGCCGTCTTTCGTGTAGGCAAAATCGGCGGTGTAGGTGATCGGGAGCTGTGCCGTCCGCTCGCAAATCTTGTCCTTTGTCTTTAAGTGTTTGACGTAGGTCTCTGTGATTTTAGGGATAAGCTCCCATTTCGGCTGCAATTCCAAATCGGAAATGATGCCCTTTTCTTGCGCCTCTTTCAGCACAATATATCGGTCCTTTTCACGCTTGCTGTCAAACGTGTGGCCATTGAAAGACACCTTGCTATTGCCGTATTTCGGTCTGTTCACTCTCATTCCTTTTCGTAGTCCATTATGTTATCGCAGTCAATTTCATCAGTAGAGTTATATTTCACACTGTCCTCACCGACGGCTATTGTTGTTGTGTATATCTCATCGCTTTGGTTGAAATCTACATAGATGCTTGCGTTATATTTCTCCAACAGCCCTTTCAGTTCCGATAGAAAAGCGGTCTTGGGGTCGTATGGAGGTTCGTCGCTATGCACGACCATATCAGCACATATCCACGTTTCTTCGCCATCATCGAAAAGCACCGTATAGCCATCGCAAACACCTATCGGGTCAATATCAATACTTGTTATAACCCCGAGCGCACCGTTATCGGTACACATCACACGGTCGCCTACATTGAACTTCTTCTCCATACTCATTCTTCTATCGGTTTTACTTCTAATAAAAGTGCTTCCTCTCTACTGAAACCATCTTTCCCTATCCCCTCAACTATCGCCCACGCCTCCCAACGCTCCATCAGCTTGGAAATTGTCATATTCTCGCCATAGATACTGCGGAGCATAAAGGTAAATTCCGGCGAGTTGATGCGGAAACGGCAGATCTGCACAATCCGCATATCAGTCCGCTTCCATGTACTCTCGAACAAAACCCAATCTCCCGGCTTTGCTTTCTGTAATGCTTGGTTGCAGTACATTCCAATCGGGAGAATTGCTTGCGCCACACTTCTCGTCTGAGGGGTCGGGTGCTGTATCTTTATCGGTCGGGGCATGGTATTTCGGTTTGTTGGTTCTCAATTACAGTACCGCAAGTAGGGCATCTTACGGTACAATCAACTCGCGTTATTGTGTTACGCAAGCCTCCCCACGCTCCATCATTTTGCACTTCATTCAGGTGCCAATTCGCATCCGTAGTGTCAAACTCAAATTCGCACTCGCAGATGGGGCATTTAGCCTTGTACCGCTTGATGTTCGGCTCTCTTGTTATCTTCTTTGCCATACTCAATTCCTATTAGCATTCACAACCGCCACGGCTCTGCGGAAGTGCAGCCACCATTTTTCTTTCAATACCCGCTTGCGCAAATCGTGTTCGCCGATGCGCTGATACTTGCTCGTCCGTGTTTCCACAAGACCCTCCAACGCCGCCGCCTCACTACGCATACGCTTTCCGCAGAAGCCTTGTATCTTCTCCACATAGCCATAGGTATCAACCCGCTTGCCGCCCCACCATATACGCCGTTCCTCCATGAATGTGGTGATTGTGTCGGCGTTTGGATCGGCAAGAAAATCCTCCACTCCCATATTGTAGAAATCCTGCGCCACGGGAAGTATGCAAGAATAGAAATTGCTTCGCGCCCACGCACCCATGCGGATGAACATTTTGCGGATAGGCTCGTAAATCTTCATAGCCTTTGCCTCTCGCTGGAGAGTTAATTGCCAATCAATCTCATCGAATATGAAGCCATCGCGTATCAGCCCGAAGTTACCGGGATAGTTGGTCGTTTCGATATGCTCACGACACAACCCCTCGTCGTGAGAGTGTTGATAGCCGTCCTCTACGCCGAGTTTGTAAACCCGGTCAAAGAGCGTTATTAGCTTAGACACATCCTTAGCCTCTATGATAGGTTGCGTAGCCATATCAGTAAATCCTTTCCGCCAGCCACCCTTGCAGATAAGCCGACGCTTCAATATCGTTTACGTTAATCCACTCCATAATGCGGTCAACGACGTGCCGCGTTTCGTGAGCTAATATATTGCGGCGCATTGCCTCAGTCTTGCAGGGATAGAGGATAACGAGCAACTTCTTCATACGCAGATTGCGGTATGTGTCGCCGCCATTGGTCGCCTCGGTCTTGATAGCGTTGATAACGTCGGCGTAATTATCGCCGTCGATATTCAGCTCTTTCAACACCTTTGCCATAGGCTCATCATCCTGCTTGCCCTCAATGTCGGCAAACAGCACCGTATAGTCGTAGATAGGTATTTTAATCCGTTTCAGCTTCATTCGCCCTCCTTGTCCTCGTTCAGAATCTCGCGCATCATTTGTTTATCCGCCTCCAAAGCCGCCTTAGCCTCTTTCTTGTTCATCTGCGACCGCTCTACGACGGATTCCATAAACGCCTGACTCGCCATTTCCTCAGAATCGGTAACGGCTTTTGCCTTTTCTGCGCCCTGCTTCATCAGTCGCTCATCACGGGCATTAAAGCACGTCACAAGGTCTTTGGCAAGCGTTTCGTCCTGATAGCACTCCTGCGTCATGCGCCAAAGGAGTATGCAGAACGCCTCCAATTCGCGCGTGTTGCCTTGATTGATTGCCGCCATGAGGTAGCCGTAGGTATGACACGCGCCTATTTTGTAATCGAACGCTCCATTGTGGGCGTACATCCGCATATAGCACTTCTTGATGTCCTTCTCGTTGACGTAGAAGTCAACAATCACTGCTCCGTTGGCAATCTCAATGTGATGCTTCGGGGCGTTTTTTAGTTTAAGTCTGTTGCTCATTTCAATCTTTCTTTATTTGATTAGGGCGAGAAAACCCACTGTTTCAACCGTGGAATGATAGCCCGTTTTGTTGATATTTTCCTTACTAATTGATTGCATATTTGATAATTAATTAGTATCTTTGTGTATGATTTCGTACAAATACAAACTTTATAACTCCAAGCGAAACAAACATCTTTCGGCTTTGCTGAGAGATGCTTCCTTTGTATGGAATCATTGCCTTGCGTTGCAAAAGCGTTACTATCGGATGTTTGGTAAGTTCATCAACGCTAACCGTCTTAAAACGTATTTTGCAAAGCGATACAAGATGTGTCGTCTTCACTCGCAGACCGTACAGGAGGTGATTGAACGTCTTGATACCGCCTACAAGCGGTTCTTTGACCATATCGCCAAGCGACCGCCAAAGTTTAAGCGAGCGAAAGACTTTGCATCCATCGTATTTAAGCAGGGCGGTTACAAGATAGAAGACAACCGTCTTACGGTGAATAAAATCGAGAAGACATTCAAGTTCTTTCTCAGCCGACCCTATGACGGAGCGATAAAGCGACTTGTCATCAAGCGAGACACTATCGGAGATTTCTATATCGTGTTGGTTCTCGACCGCCCCGTGAACACTATCGGAAAGACACATGAAGGTGCATCCGTTGGTGTGGATTTCGGTCTTAAGACCTACATGACGCTCTCCGATGGCTCTTGTGTTGATAATCCGCGATTCCTCCGCAACGACCTCAGAAGACTCCGCAAGGCATCCCGCAGGCTTTCTCTCGCGAAGAAAGGAAGCCACAACCGTGAGCGCAGACGCAAGGAATTTGACCGTATTCACCGCGCAATCAGAAACAGGCGTTCCGACTATCAGTGGAAGCTCGCTCACGAACTTTGTAAAAGGTACGATACTATCTGCCTTGAAGACCTCAATCTTTCGGGTATGACTCGGATGTGGGGTCAGAAGATGAATGACCTCGCCCATGCGGAGTTTGTCACCAAATTGGAGTATGTCGCCACCAAATATGGCGTTATCATCCATAAGATTGGCAGATATTTTCCGAGTTCCAAATTGTGTTCTTGCGGTCATGTCAATAAATTGTTAAAGTTGTCCGACAGGTCTTGGGTGTGTCCTTGCTGTGGTGAGGTTCACGACCGCGACCTTTGGGCATCTCAGAATATTCTTCGGCAGGGCATTGCCGAGTTGGAGAGCGGTAGTAAGACTTCCAAAGCCAAGCGAGGGAGCAGTCGCGTTCGCATCCAAGAATCCCATTGTCTTTAGACGTGGGAGTATGTCAACATATCTTCTCATTCTCGCGCAGTCGCAGTCGGGAGTGCAGAGAATATCATAGGCAATCGTCAGTGCGCCTTTGCTATAATAAAGCGACTTTTTACAGCACAAGCCGCTCAATACACCATAATGCTTACACGCTTTTCTGTACGCCTCGCGCTCCTTGCTCTCAATCATTCTCGCAAAGTTTTTCTACATACAATCCGTTGTCCTCCCGATATTTCTTGATTTTCTCAAACATCGTTGAAAACAAATCATCGTCTTGCATAGAATGGGTAGGCATCCATATCGGCATTTTGCCGCACATCATAAAGCCGTACAGACCGCGCAACTGCATCTTGTATTTCGACAATTCCTCCTGTTGCATCGCGATTGTGTCCGCAAGTTGCTTGATTTTCTCGTCTTGTGTCATATCACTTCCTTTTCAACCCCTCCACAACCGCTTTGGCAACCGAAACGGCATACGCACCAATATCCTTGGGGCGATTATCCATCTTTTTGTTTACTATTTTCAACGCCACCTCTTTGGCGAGGTCGGCGGCGTATGCGTCCCAATAGCTGTCCGTGAGGTCAACTTCTACGGGGATTTTGATAGTGTGGTTGGGCTTCTCCGACTCCGTCTGCTCCGTTGGCTCTATCTTGCGCTCAATCATATCGTCATTGATGCCGCCTATGCTTGGGTCTATATCTACTCTGTAAAAGCCGTTATCCTCGACCGCTGTTATGGTTGCTTCCTTGCTCGCAAACATCACCAGCATCCATCGAAAACTTTTATCCTTTACCTTTTGGAGTTCGTAGATGTTTTTGAACCTTACTCGGTCTCCAGCCTTAAACTTTGCCTCTTTCGCCTCCGCATCGACCTTGACGAGATACTTGGTCGGGATAGCGATTGGCGCAGAGTAAATAGGGCTATCTTCTATATCCAACCCTATTATTGCTGCATCGCCATCTACCTCGTGTACGGTGCTTTGATGTTCGGTATAATCAAAAATAGAACCTTTTTGATATACTCTCGGCGCGTCCTTTGACACCCTCACTGTGTCGCCTTGCTTGATTTCGTTACGGTTCATCTTCAATGCCTCTTTTCTTCGTTCTTCTAATTCTCTTTCCAATTTTTCAGAGTAAGATTCAACATATATTTCGGGGATTTCGTCAAGCATTACATTCGGGCAATCTACCGCCACTAACCGATATTTACGGTTTCGGTCGGGAGTTGGCGGGTCATTTTCGGTAATCGCATCAACTCTCCACAGTCTACCATCGGGTACGATATACTTTCCGATAACCTCAAACGCTCTGTTGCCTGTCTTAAACACGACAATATCGCCTAACTTGATTTCGTTGCTCATATTGTTCTGTAAATAAGTTTAATCTCGTTTATGTTATAGTTTTCCGTATCATCAACAGCATCGGAAAATCTAATCGTGACATTAGGCACGGTATCGCCCCCATAATAGGTGTCTATAATCTTACCATAAGACCCTTTGAGGTGATTTCTCGACATTGTTGTGCATACAATATCGCCATTTTGATACTTATTGGCTTTAAGTATCTTCCCAATAACCGCTTGCAATAGAGGCTTGTATCGGAGCGACCCGTATTCGCTTTTCAGTATCTCTATTTCTGCTTGCGTTAGTTCACTATTCATTTTTCAAAAAAGGCTCAAACTTTCGCCCGGCTGTGCGAGAACCGGGGTACTTGTCTGAGCTGTTAATATCCTTTTCCGAAGCCTCGCACGATTCGTAAGTGCAAATATAGTGTAATATTGTCAATTATGCAAGTAATTCTATAATTCAGATTTAGATTTTTGCAGACAAAAACCATAGCCAGTCCCTTGTCTGTGCTTGAAGCAACCCTTTTGCGAAAGCATAGCGGATAAGTCCGTGGGATATTTGCGTTTACTTCCCTCCATTTCACAATATGCCGAGTATTCAGCATACAAGTCTTTAAGGCTTCGCCAACAATCCAAATCCTTTTCCCCGACCGCCTCATACTCGTTCTCAGCCCACCATCGGCGCATATTGTTGCTCCCTGCCATAATTATCTCCTGCGACTTCTTCATATCCTCTCCCATCACAATATCCCCCTTGTTCTTGGCGAAGATGCGGTAGCCCTCCACAATCCAATGAAAGATATACATAAGAGCTTCGGGGCGAGTCAGCTTGTAGGTAAGGCTCGTGTCTCTGTCCTCGCCCGTAAACGCCCGTGTGGTCGTATGCACCACAAGCCGTCTGCGCTGTCCGCCGTAACTATCATCGTCAGTCTCGGGCATAGTGTTGGCACAGCATAGCAACGGAGGAGCGATCACCTTCACGGGCTTCTTGTCGTAAGGCACACGCCCCTGGAACTCCCCACCGCTCGCAAACCGCTTAAAGTCACCGCCCGAAAGCTCCTTGCCGTCCATATCGTCTATGAAGTTGGCTACCTTATTGGCGAGAGCCGCGATATTCACGTTGCGGTCGCTGTCCTTGAACAACTGACGGAACGAAAAGCACGAAAAATACTCCTTGCCAAACACCGAGGCTATAACATTCGATACAACGCTCTTGCCGTTTGCTCCGGGGCCAAGCAAAAAGAGCACATAATCAAGTGTAAATTGACTTTTATCGGCGATAAGTGCGCCACACCATTGCTGAAACACACTCCGGGCGTCCTTATTCGGGATAATCTCGGCGATTTTCTCGTCCCACAGCTTGCAGGGATTACCGAAAGTGCCGTATTTCTCCGCGCACTCGCGGTAAAGCTCGTCCTTATCCTTATATTCGAGGTCAAGCACGATAGCCGGGCATTGCTCCACAGCGGGCTTCACCGCCTTGCGCTTCTCCACGTCATACACGAGGTTTCTGAACGCCACATAACGCCGATTCGGGCGATAGAGATATTTGTCGCTGCTCGAAATGGTGTCAAGGCAGCTCATCGCGATAGCCTTTGCAGGGTACTCGTCATTGTATTTCTCGCCCAAATCAAGCTCGATAAACGCCCGCTTGAGCAATTCCTTTAAGAAGATCTCTCTGTCCTCCACACGCACGAAACAAACGCCGTTAAACGCATATATCGCGCTCTTGCTCCCGTCCGAGAGAAAGCGCTTCATCTTGTCCTCGCAAATAAGGTTACGGACAATCGCCCTCAATCGGTCAACGCGACCCTGATACACGTTCTTGTCGTATTTGCCGAGACCTCTCAGCTTCCCTCCGTCCTTGCCCTTTGAATAAAGCCGCTTATACTCCGCCTCCATCGCAGGGCAGAGCCAATCCAAGAGATAGCGATAGATTTGTTCTGAAACTAACATAGATTTTCGTAATCGTTAATACAAAGTGTGCCGTTCACCATATCCTCGGCTATTTCATCACACACGGCATCGTGCATGGCATCTGCCTCCATTTCCATATCGGGTTTATCCAACTCCCAATTTGAGGAAAATCCAATCCTTTTGGTTACGTCCACATCGTGATATTGGCTATCGTCTGCGAGAAACGCCATTGTTTCAAAATAGCGATTATGTCCGACAGTATCAAAAGCTACTTTGCCGTGTTTCCAATATTCTTGACGTTGGGCTATCGGCATATAACGTCCAACAGTAGATACTACCACCTTTTGCTCTCCGTATTTCAGCAAGGTGTTTCTATGATACAGACAGTCAGTGCTGCCAATGAAATGACCGCACCAACCGCGTTCTGTCCGTTTTACTTTTTCGCTCATATTCACTCCTTTATCAGTTCAACTCCGCATAGCATATAGTAGAGGCTTTCAAGCTCATGCAGGTATCTCAGTTTTAGTTGATTATAAAACCACCACGGATGTGCCTGCATTACGTTATTGTCAATGCGCATCATGTCGCAATACCAGCTATCAAAACCGATAGCCGAACTCATGCCTTTCCTAAACCCCAACTCTTTCAGCAATTCGGGCGTTATCGGGATAGGCTCAATCGCATTAGATGTAGAAGGCACGTACCCCAAAGACGAGAAGATTTTTGCCTCGTGTTGAATTATTACCTGAAAGACGTTAAACGGCGACCTGACGGGTCTTATTCCTACAACGCGCTCACGTTTGCCGTTGACAAGGATGTGTGAGCCAATTGTCAAAGTTTTTACATCTACTGCCATATCACAATATTGAATATAAATAAGACACTAATGCGCTACCCGCTTCAAACAATATGGGTATGCCAATCAGCAATGCGCCTATCCATGAGAGAGTAGCACTCCAAATCTTGTTGCTATATGGATTGTTGTGCCCCTCTATTCGGCGAGCGATTAAACCCACTGCAAGCATGAGCAATCCTATCAAGGCAATTACAATGGAAAACGCCAGCGTTACTTTTGTATTGTGCGCATTTACTACTGCCCCGCAGTCAAGTTGCCATGCTATATATTTATCAACTATACTCATATCATTCCCCCTCCTTGAAAAAATCCGCGCCGAAGATGCGCTCCATCCATATCCTTGCGGCATAGTTGGCGCATGAGGCACACTCAACACCTTTGTTCTTGCCGTAGTCCGACATGGCTTGATAGGCTTTCCTCACCCTCTCTTTCTCTTTGGGGGTGAGACGCGAGGCGAGAGGTAACTGCATAAGTGCCTCCGCTCCGCTGACAAAACAGTCCGTCCAACCGTCCTTATCATCGCAGGTGTCGCCGTTTATTACCTCGTTGAGATAATATTCGCTCGCTAATTCTTCTATTGTCTTGGTCATTGTTAATATTATTTAAAGTTTAATGGTGTTTTATATCGTCTCATTTCCTTAATTGTTATCTTTGCATAGCAAATTATTTCAAAACATCTACCGGCATGAAAGACAACGCTTTGGCTGTTGCTAATTATTTTGTGGATTTGGCCAAGAGAGACAGAAAGCCAATAACCCTTCTTGGTCTTGTCAAGCGTGTATATATTGCTCACGGCTTCTCTTTGGCGATATTCCATAAATCCTTGCTTGACCCTCGCTTTGACAAGGTTGAGGCTTGGAGATATGGCCCGGTTATTCCTTGTGTCTATCATTCTTTCAAACAGTTTCGCGCCAATCCAATAACTGAAAAGACAGATGTGATGGAGTGGAATGATAGTGATTGTACGCTAACATTCCATGCCCCAGAACTAAAGGATGGGGAAGCGAAGAAGATAGTCGAAATGGTTTGGAAGCGTTATTCGGGAATGTCCGACAGTCAGCTTGTGACACTAACACATAAGAAAGGAAGCCCATGGGATGTTTGTTATATCGAAGGGCGAAATAACGAGATTCCTGACGGTGTAACGGAATTGTATTATCGTAAAGTTGTTGAAGCGACCACCACCACCTGCTGATATGTCTGACCAGGAAGATATTCTCAACTGCCTTACAGAGGACACTGCGTCCGAAACGACCGTCAGTGTCGATGGTGAGATTCAGGAAACACAGCTTGAATTTCTGAAAGCAAAAGTCGAGCGTCTTAAATCCGAAATTAAGGATATTGAGCAAGACCGTCCCGAGCGCAAACGATTCAGCAATTACATATTCGCTTTTATGTGCATTTATGTGCTTGCGACTATTGTACTGGTTATACTTACTGGTTGCGGCGTACTGACACTCTCTGATACAATTTTGGTTACTCTTCTCACGACCGCACTTGCAGATGTGATTGGGGTGTTTACATTTGTCGCCAAATACCTTTTTCATCGGAGCTAACACATTACATTCATATCTTCTCAAATTTCAGCCCGAAACACCAACGGAGCATAAGCCGCTTGAATCGGGAGATGGGTTTATAGACTGATATTCTGCTCATGGTCGGTTCGTGAACGAGCTGACCTATCGGGTCGGGAAATTTAATTGTATTATACCCTGCCGCTTTCCAACCCGCTATGTTTCTTTCTCTTTCTTTGATTTTACTTTGTCCTATCATCTCACTCTCCTTTCTTTATCAGTTCCAGCGCGGATGCTATGCCCTCGCTCAACGCTTGATTATAGTTTGAGTAACGCTTGTTGAGCCTACGCGCTTCTTTGTGTAGATAGACCACATTACAATCATAGACTACCTCATTGACTGATTCCAACGTAGGGTAAACGTGTATGTTCCATTTCTCCCGCAGCCACTTCTGGGCGTGATAGAGTAACGGCGCATTGGCAATAACCTTGCCATCGGGATTGGTGAAACCATTTTGCGATTGGGTCGGGTGGAATACCAATATCTTTAAATCAGGATATTGCCTTTTTGTATCTTCGAGGCATTTGCGTTCCCATTCACGGTAAGACGTTGATAACCCCGTTGCGGCAATAAAGCCTGTCGCAACGAGGCTTCCCGGCAATAAAAAAGCATCTTTTGTATTAGGTAATACCTTTATCAGTTCGATGAACTTCGCAGCGTCGGGGTAGGCTTTCGCAAACATCCGCTGGAACGCGTCGGGGGCTACGCCGAGCGTTCCTTCCATCGAGGAATCCCCTACGGTGAACACTGTTCTGCGATTCGTCTTGCGGAACAATTTTCTGTATGCCTTTTTGAAAAGGTCTTTGATTTCCTGTTTCATATCTCTTGTTTTTGAGATAGGTTATAATCCAATTTAAGTTGCGCCTGAGCGTCCTTTACTCGCTTCACGGCAATGTCGTAATACTCCTGCATCAGCTCTATCCCGATACCTCTGCGTCCCGTGTTGGCGCAAGCGACCATTGTAGAGCCGCTTCCCATGAACGGGTCGAGAACAACACTATTCTTATCAGTTGAGTTACATACAAATCTCTCCATGAGGGTTATCGGTTTCTCTGACGGGTGTACTTTGGTTCCATATACACCCTTACACCCTCGAATGAGAGCCGTATCTCCCATGTGTCTTATATACTCCGCTTTGCCTTTACACATAAACAGAATAAACTCTATATCCTTTCTGTAATATTGTATCGGGGTAGCCATTCCTTTATCCCACACAAGGATGTTTAGCAAATGGAATCGAGCGCTTTTAGCAGATGATAAATAATCGCACAAATTCTTGTCATTAGTCATACAATAAAATTGTCCGCCATTGCGTAGTACTCGGTACAATTCCTGCATCCAAATAGATGTTTCGGGAATTTCAAAGAACTTGCCCTTGCCAACCTCTGCCGATGACAGCTTGGAAAACCTCACAATCTTCTTGTTATGTCCTCCGCCCACTAATTTATAGGGAGGGTCTGTAACGACGCAATCCACACTGCTGTCAGGTATTCCTTTCAGCAGTTCAAGGCAGTCGCCGCGCAGGAGGGTGATGTTGTCTGTTTTATTCATTCTGAATCCTTTTGAGTACAACTTTGCGCCTTTTGCCACCACATATCGAAAACAACATCGCCATCAACACCCTCTATGTGTGTCGCCACATATTTTGCCAAATCTGTAAGGCGGATTGTTTCTATCATTCTCAAAACGATATTGATTTCCAATAACCGTTCTTCCTTGCCTCCCACATTTGAGGACATACAAGACGCAATTACAGAAACGATAGCTGTCTTATAATCCAAGTCCTTTTCCATGTAGGCTCGGATGTCTCGTTCTTTATGCTCGTTATTTTTCATATCGGCTCTTTTGGCTCTTGGTTGTTATTATCAGTTGTTGAAATATTCAGCACAGCGGAATCCGCGCCTCGGCTCATAATCCATAAAATCCATACCTTTGAAAAGCCATGCGCGGTTAGCCCATCGCGCCAAATCCTTTTCGTATGCGGTCGGCACACGCTTGTTCTCAAAGTCGCGGTAAGGCTGCACAAACGGTAATATTTTCAATTCTTTCAGTCTGCGAAGCCTATACAAGTCCTGCTCGGGTGTGGAGTTGAACCCGACAAGCACATAGCAATAAATCTTGTACGGCTTGATGTGTTTCGTCACCTCGCGCAGTTTGTCCGTCAAGTCTATCTGCGGCAGATCCCACGCGATATGGATAGGTTTGAGCAGCGGCAGCTTATTCAGCCAATATGCCTGTTCCTCATTCATGATCCGCACGTCAACGCCATGCAGATTGACTTTCTGTTTCGCTTTCAGAAGATAATCCACGGCAGACTTCCATTCCGGATTAGCGAAGAAGTTGTTGTCAAGGACTTCTATATGCTTGCTGCGAGGATTGAGTCCTACGGGTTCCACAGGGTGTATGCCTCCCTCCTTGTCATGCACGAGACAGAACGGGCAATGACGAATGCAACCGCGCGAGAAGAACTGAATTGAAAAGTCGTATTGAGGATATAGCGAATAATCCATAAGCGTTGACTGCTCGACTTCCTCCGGCAATCGACTCTTGATGTCATAGCCACTCCCTCCACAAACGACCTCACAATTCCACGGAGTATTGTCATCGGGCGAGAATGTGAATATCTTTGATTTGTAGACCCTATCGTAGTCTGAGCCAAACATTGCGTCAGCCCATTCTACGCTGTCCCCGTGAGCCTTGTGCCACGCGGATAACCGCATCAGCGCAAAGTTCGGGAAGTTGTGTCCGTCTATGTCTATCAGTCCGATGTTCATACCGCGAAGTTAAAGATATATTGTGGATTATCCTAATAAACCCATAATACGGCTTTAGATTTTGCCAAAAACAGTCTGAAAACAGCCTAATTTGCCCGAAATGTAGGGATTTGGTTCAGAAGTGCATTTTTAACCCTCTGTATATCAATCCACTGCACTTAATGAAGTGAATTTCGCATTAAAATATTTTTCTTTATTATATATACCCTATATAATATACTATCTATCAATTACTTATATAGCCTATTTTTCTCCCCTATATATTTATATTTGCAAAAAGTTTTTCGTTTTTCGGTTCACAGCTACACAACGAGATATAAATATATAATAATCAATAATATATCCGTGTAGTTGCAAGTTCAGTCCGCTGCATTGAGGTGCATGAATGTTAAAAATATATAAAAGTTTGATTTTGGGGTTTGATGAGGATTTTCAGCAAAAAAATTTTTCAGAGTCGCACCCGCCCGTTTTGGTTCGGTCGACTCTCTACCCCTGGCACCCCTCTGCGGAGGTTAATGTCCCATGTATTCAGATGGTTACAACATAGATACGGTCATAACTATGACGCAACTCTTAATTTTGACCCCAATTTTTGACTTTCAAATTGTTCCACGGTTGCAACTGTCTTAAAATCAAGAAGTTGGGCGCGAATTTCCAATGTTCCACGCAATTAACATTCAAGTCTTTCAATCGTTAAAATATCTTTCATAATTTTCTGCATTTTCGCTGTCACTCTTGACGCCTGCAAATATGCTGAAAATAAACCATGTTTCAGCGTTCCTGTTGCGATTAAATTATTTTTATGCCTCCCCACGTATCTAAAAATCGAAACTCTGACAGCGTTAAAATATGGAGGTCGATTTTGAGTATTAAATATCTAACCACCTCATTTTTAACATAATATCTATTGACAAGTCGGAAATTATTCGTAACTTTATAGTGCGAAAGGGAAAGAGACCCCAAGCGATAGAACATTGAAAAGAAAACCCCGAACCGTTGCAGCGGTCAGGGGTTGAGGGTTCAAGACAAAAGGCACTCAATCTTGAGTAAAACCCATAGTGTTGTGCCAAATGCCTTTGCTTATGATAGTTCTTGAAATTGCTATCAAAGTGGGACGGTTTAAGGTTGTGAAATTCACAATAACATTGCTTTAAACCTTACCAGGAAAGTTGCTAAAGGGCTAAGCGGTCGGATCCGCAAACTTTCCCAAGGGCTTTTTAATTCACCCACAAAGATAATCAAACTTTGCGAATTACCAAAAGACAGGACAAACAAAAGCCCCTGCGGTTTGTCCGTCACGGATTAGGCAGGGGCACGATTAAAATTCAGATACAAAGTTAACGATTAAAATTCAAAGATTATGAACACAACAGCAAACAAAGTTAACACCGGTGTTAACACCCCCGCCACCATGAGCGCAAACGAGATTAACGCCCGCCGCGCCGCTAACGAATTTGTCAACGCTCCCACGCACCGCGTTAACACTGTTGACAACCACGGTAATGAAATGAGCTGCCCCGCCTGGGGACTTGATATGGCGGAAGCCGTTGCCGCCGATCGTCGCGCCGAATTTCCAAACGACACAACGGAAATCGTTGCAACAGGTGCAATGGAATACGCAAACGAAACAACCGCAATTTGCCCGCTTGACTTTGATACAGTTTTCGACGCATATAACTACGCAATGGCACACCGCCACGATGAAAACCCGTTAGCTGTCGCAATACCGACAGACGCACACGGCACGGACTACGGGCGCAGCCTCGCACTAAATGGCGTTAAGTTGTTCGCCGTATGGTCTGACGAACTGGAAGAAACAGCAAACGGCTATGTCTATACCACTGAGACCGGAGCGCGTGAAGCTATGGCACAAGTGGAAGCCAATGACCGGGAGGCCGGAGTATATGAGCCAGACTATTACAAAGTAGTTGACATGTCAAGATATTTCGCATGAAACACACCCTCAAAGCCACGGCGGCGGTTATCGGCATACTTGCCGCCGGGCTGCTCTTTTGGTATGCCATAATTGAATTTATGTGGGCATGTCATTATGCCGGGATAAGAATGTAAAACAACCCCACAAAACACAAGAATATGAAAGCTAAATTTACCGAATGGTGCGAGTATCACTATAACAGCGTTACTGACTTTATCGCCCGCGTATTGTTCAGCGCCTCCGCGATTATCGCATTAATCACAGTGGCAAATATTATTTGCCCGATTTTCTAACCTTCAAACATCAACAATCATGCAGACAATCAAAGTAAACACAAGCAAAACAGAATACGGCGTTGCATTCAGCGTTGACGGCGGAAGCTTCTTAGCAGCCGTCGGGAATGACTTCTATAATAAAGGGCGTTACGCCGGACAATTCAGCCCCTTTGCATCATGCAATAACAAAGGCTTTGCGGATGCCGTGGAATTCATCAGCGACGCGATAGAGAGCCATTTCGCGGCCTTTGGTCTGAACGTGGAATTTGTCAACGCATAAACCGGAAGAAGATGAGAACAAAGACACCTAAACAGATACACGAACAGTGGGTGCGAATTGCGAACTTTGCGGAGCGTCGCATAATATACAGCCAGTGCAAGGATATAGTTTGCAGATACCTGCGCAACATGGCTAATTACAACGGTGCAGCTCCTTATTGGTCTAACGGCTATCACTACAACGAACGCAATAACGCGCCCGTCCCCGCCTCAGTCTACGCAAAGCAAGTCTAACCCCTAAACAGATAAAGACATGATACTAATTGCCCTAATATGCGTTATCGCATGGCTCGGCCCTGCATTACGCGACGGAAGCAATACAAAGTAAATAACCCCTAAAACGAAAAGAGATGAACGATAAAAAGAAAGAATCAGACACACGGAGTTATTATATAACATACTCCCCGGAAGTGATTAAGCAGGCAGAAAATTACGCGCTTGCAATGAACGAAGCGAGAATTAAACAATAACCGCTCCTCCCGGCTCGGCTAACCGATACAGGCGGAGCGACACCGCCTATTGGCAGACCTCAACGAATTTTATTAACTTAGCAGACAAAAAGATTATGGTACAGAATAACAGACCTTACGTTTTATGGCGGCGCGTATCTACAAAGGAACAGGGCGAGTCTAAGCTCGGGCTTGAAGCGCAAGTGGCAATCGCCGAAGATGAAATGGGATGCCCCGCAGTAAAGATTTTTACTGATGTCTATTCCGGCACAAAATTAGCCGGCTGTCAGCAGCTATGGCAAGCAATCAGATATTGCAAGAAAAACAATCTTCTGCTTGTGGTTGCCAATACAGACCGTTTTCGCGATGTCAAATATGCGCTTACAGTGCTTGATGAAGTAGGCGAGGGGAACATTGTATTTTGCGACCTTCCTACGTCAGACAGACAAGTTCTCACTATTTATATCTCTATTTGGGAAAAACAGGCGAGACAGGGGCGAATCAAAACGCAGGTGGCACTCAACGAGCTAAAAAAGAAATCAGATCGCGGCGAGAAGTGGATAAGTAAGAACGGGAATTTATGCGACCGCCTCGGCAGACCGGCCGATGGCATCGACGAGAATGGTAAGCCATATTGGGACGTGTCGGCGATGGTAACAGCAGCTTCAGCGGCAAGAAGCGATGCGGCGATTTTGTGGATGGAGCACTCGAAGGCTGTAGAACGCGCACGAGCCAAACGCGCCGAAGGCTGGAGAATCGACGATATTGTGCGCGACCTCGGCGAACTCTACGACCAAAATATTCCCGACGACCCAAAGGACAAGAACCCATACGGCACGCCAACGGGCTGCAAGCCGAGCAAAGGCACAGTTTCCAAATGGTGCCGCGAAATGAATCCTTTGGCGGTCTAATCAAAACAAATTATTATCTTTGTGTTTTAAAAACTCCGGCGCAGGAGGGTAAAGTCTGCAAAACACCATGGCTCTTTACAATGTTCTTTACACAAACCGAGCAGAAATGTCGATTATCAATGAAGTTCCTTTCACAGAACTTGACAAGGCGATCGCTTTTGCTGACAGTCAGGTAGAAGGAATGGAAAAATGTACCGGCGACCCTGAAACTGATTCGCATCCGTCTTGCTGCTACACCGTGACGACCGCGCCGGAGAAAGATGTCATCTCGACGAATGGGAACCCGAAGACGTATATCAGACAGATTGGTATTGGGAGTAGGTGGAATAACACTTCTTCGCACCTCATTTCGCCCACTCGGGTATCGGCATATCGGCTTCGGGTGCATCATCAAGCGAGAAGTCTATAATCTTGCGTATCGCCAAATCCGCCTGGAAGCGCATAACTTTCAGGTAGTCGAATATCGGGCGACTATTGGCATCTTTGATGCTCTGCCCGATGGCATATTCAAGCACATATAGCGGAATGCCGAGCTGCTGCCCGAACTGCACAAATGTTTTACGTGCCGAATAGAACATCAGTTTCTTTTCAAAGCCCAAATCCTCGCCGATTTTATTTAGTCCTTTGGTTACGAATGACCGGAATTGCTCATAATCGCGGTAATGATAGCCGAAATCAAGCGTACCGTCTGCGGTGATGTATTTGTCGATGATTACCCTCGCTTCGGGTTGTATCGTCAGAGAAACACCTTTTTCGCCCGTCTTTTTCGTCGCTGTCTTCTTGCGCACGAAGTTTATGGTATCACCGTCGAGCTTCGCGTCAATAAGGTCAGTGAGATTTATCCCGGCAAAGTAGAACGATAGCATGAACAAATCCCTCGCCACAGTGTGCCGCCGTTCGGATATGCCGCTAAATTCAGCCTCGCGCAGCTTCTTCAGCTCTTCTTTGGTTATCCAAATCTCGCGCACGTTCTTAGCGGGCATACGATAATTTGCGAAAGGCGGTATCTTATATTCAACAGCGCCGGTTTTTACTGCGTAATTTAGCAATGCTTTAAGGTGCGTCATGCGAATGTTGATTGTAGTGTCTGACTGACCGTTTCCCCTTAGATGGTTTTCAAACAACCCAAGAGCAATATATGTGAAATCTTTTAGCCGCACACTCCCGCCGAAGCAGTCTACTATTGCCCTTAAGGTATAGCCCATATTTTGAGCATAGGACTTCTGATTGTTTTCATTGAGGCGTTCTATATATCGTTCTGCGAATGCAGTGAAACTTTCTTTGTTAGGAGTTGCGTCGCTTTCGAGCCATTCTCTTATCTTGGATGCCGGAACACTCTTTGGCGAGTCGAGTTCATCGAGTTTCGTTTGATAAGCGCACAGCATCTGCGACAACTTGGCGTTAATCATTGCGGCCTGAGGGTGTCGAACGACCTGACCGCCGTTCCATTGCTTCTTCTCTACGTAATATTGAGTGGAAATATATGTCACACTCGTTCCATTGGTAATTTTAAACCGAATGGCGAATGTCCCGTCTTGCCTGGGGCGAGAAGTGACGATACAAAGAGATATGGTAGCCATAAGCCTTAAATGTTACAAACTTGTTAAAAATTCCTGCGTCAAAAAAGCGTCAAAAGATTTCTCCTCAAAAGTGAGGATATTTATTGGAATAAGCCTAATTTTTAGCTTCAATTTAACTATGTTTAACAAAACAAGAAGCTCAACCAAGTATGTAACTGGCTGAGCTTCTTGATTTTAGGCTTTGAGCCACAAAGGGGGCTCGAACCCCTGACCTTTTCGTTACGAATGAAAT